CGACTTGGTGTTCGTTACGAGCAACTTTTGGCATTTGTAATTGCCGCACTTTAATTAAACTGAAAGGTAAATCATGACCACTGAAATTATTACACCAACCGCAGAAGAAATTGCTCGTCACTACAGTGCCGCAATGGACTCAGTAAATCTGATTAACGCAGGACAGCCAGAAGGCATGACTGCTGAAGATTGGTCTGATACTGTTGAAAGAAACCGTGAGCACCTAAAAATCATGCTGGCTAAAGATTTTTGGACTAGTGAAGATTTAGCGCCACTGCAAGCGGCATCAGCATAACGGGAAGCCACCACCCGACCTTGGTGGCACATTTTAGGAAAAATCATGGGAAAAAATGAAAAGACCCCTGTGACAATCGATGGCGTTGAGCACCAGTTTGAAGACCTGACACCCCAGCAGCAAGCGCTGTTGAACCATGTCGCAGATTTGGATCGCAAATTGGACTCAGCACGATTTAACGTAGACCAGCTCCAAGTAGGCCGCAACGCCTTCTTTGAGTTACTGAAGCAAGCTCTGGCCGAACCCAAGGTGTCGGACGTAGAACCTAAGTAACCTTGTCTGGGGGCTTCGGCCCCCGCTGTTTGGTTACTGGAATTTGTTTTGAGTTGTACCTATGATTCCAATAGACCCGATAACAGCGTTAGAAGGACTACAGACTGCAATCAGCGTAGTCAAAAAGGCAAGCAAGGTCGCAAGTGATCTGGCTGGATTGGCTCCATCTATAGCCAAGATGTTTGATGCAAAGAGCACCGCTACCAAGGCGATGCTTCAGGCCAAGCGCACGGGGGGTAAGTCCAACCTAGGGGCGGCGCTACAGATTGAGATGGCTTTGGATGAAGCCAAGCGGTTTGAGGAACAGTTAAAGATGCTGTTTATGCAGTCTGGCCGTATAGACGTATGGAATGCAACCAAGGCTCGGCAAGCTGAGATGGATAGAGATGATGCCAGAGAGATGGCAGAGCTAAAGGCTGAAGAGAAGCGCCGCAAAGAAGAAGAACAAGAGCAGATGGCGTGGGCGATTGGAATTGTTGTGATTGTGATGCTCCTAGGCGCAGTTGGTTGGGGCATTGCTGAGATACAAGACTACTGTGCCAAAACAAGGTGTGGTCGGTGAATGAGTACCAAAAACAGTTTGACCTCTTCCTCAAAGTCTTTGTCAGGCTGTGCGTGGCGTGGTGGGTGCTTGGCCTGCTTCAGTATCTGCCTGATGAGCTTGCGGGCAAAATTGTAGATAAACTTCTTGGAATGATTGGACTTTAAATGCTAACACTACTCTCAACCCTAATCTCGTTTCTGATGGGCGGCCTGCCCAAAATTCTTGACTTCTTTCAAGACCGTTCAGATAAGAAGCACGAGCTAAACCTTGCCCAGATGCAGATACAGCGCGAGCTAGAACTACGCAAAGCTGGCTTTGAGGCACAAGAACGTATCGAGCATATCAAGTCAGAACAGCTTGAAACAGAGAGTGCGGCTAACACCAAGCAGATTCTGATCGGCGCTCAACAGGCTGAGATGCAGGCCATCTACGCCCACGATATGAGTTTAAACGAGGGAACCAGCGAATGGATGAAGAACCTTCGCGCCTCTGTTCGCCCAGTCATCACATACGGCTTCTTCTTCCTGTTAGTGTTTGTGGATGTAGGCTTGTTTGCCTATGGCTGGAGCCGTGGTGTGCCGTTCTCTGAGTTAGCCGAGATGCTGTGGGATCCCGAAACCCAAGCCCTGTTTGCCAGCATCATTGCTTTCCACTTTGGTGGCCGGGCGTTTGGCAAATGAAAATATCAGCCAAGTGTTTAAACATGATTCGCCATCACGAGGGCGTGAGGCAGAATCCGTATAAATGCCCAGCAAAGTTGTGGACTGTGGGAGTTGGGCACGTAATGTTTCCAGAGCAGGGCAAGCTTAAGATAGACCAACGGGATGCGTTTATACCACCGCCAGAGGCCATGCGTAAACACTCAATGGAGGAAGTCGATGCAATACTTAGGGCAGACCTTGCTCGGTTTGAGAAAGGCGTGGCTACTTATTGTCCTGTGCCTCTTACTCAAGGACAGTTTGACGCATTGGTATCTTTTGCTTTCAATGTAGGACTGGGCACTCTCCAGCGTTCTACCCTGCGCCAAAAGGTACTGCGTGGTGATATGGCCGGTGCAGCAGAAGAGTTGTTGAAATATTGCATGGCGGGGGGTAAAATTCTCAAAGGGCTACAGAATCGCCGTATTGACGAGCGGGCCGTGTTTTTATCCTAGGACTGCCCATGCCGCTAAAAAAACTAACCCTCAAAGCCGGTGTAAACAAAGAAAACACTCGCTATACATCGGAGAACGGCTGGTATGTCTCCGACAAGATGCGCTTTCGTCAGGGAACACCTGAGAAGATTGGCGGCTGGGTTCGCATCTCTGCCACGACATTCCTTGGCGTTTGCCGTTCTTTGTGGAACTGGGTCACTCTCGCCTCTCTCAATTTGATTGGCGTAGGCACTAACTTAAAGTTTTACATTGAGTCTGGCGGTGCGTACAACGACATCACGCCTATCCGTACTACGGTCACCATTAATAACAATCCATTTGCGCTGACAGCTTCTACAACAGTCACAGTCACAGACACGGCTCATGGATGCTACACGGGCGACTTCGTCACCTTCAGTGGGGCTACAGACATCGGCGGTGGCGGTACAAACGTGACAGCTTCTATCCTGAACAAAAACTTTCAAGTCACTGTTGTTGATGAAAATACATACACAATTGTTATCTCTGTAATACCTAATGCTACAGCTATCGCAGGTTCGCCCGGTGGTGGTTCTGCTGTTATAGCAGCTTACGAGATTCATACTGGCCCAGCTTTTGCGGTTGCAGTGACAGGCTGGGGTGGTGGCGCTTGGGGCGCAGGCACTTGGGGTGTTGGCGCTGCGTCAGTCAATGCCATCCAATTGTGGAGCCAGAATAACTTTGGCGAAGACTTGATATATGCACCACGGGGCGGTGGTATCTATTACTGGTCTGCTCAGATTGGTGCTTCTTCATTACCGTTTACAGTCACTATTGCTTCTCCCGGTGTATTGACTGTGGCTTTAAGAAATGGCACTGCGGTTTCTTTAAACACGACTGGTGCTTTGCCAACCGGCTTGTCTGTGGGTGTGGTCTATTATGTTGTAAACAGCACTGGCACAACTTGCAATCTATCTCTAACTTTTGGCGGTGCGGCTATTACCACCACTGGCACGCAGTCTGGTACTCAAACAATATCTGCTAGGGGCATTGACATTACCCAGCTTGGCGGTGCATCCGACTGCCCCACCGTTCAAAACTTTATCTTTGTAGCCGACACCAGCAGGTTTGTGTTTGCGTTTGGCTGTAATGACTACGGCAGCACCATCCAAGATCCCATGCTCATTCGCTGGTCGGATCAAGAGTCGGTAACAAACTGGACTCCATCGGCCACAAACCAAGCGGGCAGCATCCGTCTGTCCCATGGCTCAGACATTGTTACTTGCGTACAGACCCGTCAGGAGATTGTGGTTTGGACAAACTCATCCTTGTATTCGCTTCAGTACCAAGGGCCACCAGCCGTTTGGTCTAGCCAACTGCTAGGAGATAACATCTCTATCATTGGCCCCAATTCCGCAGTTGTTGCGTCTGGTGTGATTTACTGGATGGGCTTAGAAAAGTTCTACAAATACGATGGCCGCACACAGACATTGCGTTGCGATTTGCGCCAGCACATCTTCCAAGACATTAACTTGGCTCAGGCATCCCAAGTCTTTGCGGGTACTAACGAAGGCTTTAACGAAGTCTGGTGGTTCTACTGCTCACAAAATAGCAATGAAATTGACCTGTATGTAACATACAACTACTTAGAAGATGTCTGGGCTTATGGCACATTGGGACGCACAGCTTGGCTAGATTCTGGCCTGCGTCAATACCCACTGGCTGCGACATACAGCTACAACCTTGTTAACCATGAGCAGGGCAATGATGATAATCAGACCGGCACGCCAGCGCCTATTACTGCTGTGATTGGTTCTGCTGAGTTTGACATTGATGATGGCGATCACTTTGGCTTTGTCTGGAGGATGCTCCCTGACATCACATTCCGTGGGTCTAATGCGGCTTCTCCGCAAGTCACCATGACCTTGATCCCAATGCAGAACTCAGGCTCTGGTTACAACGATCCTATTTCGCTGGGCGGCAATCCAAATGCCACAGTGGCCCGTACATCTACGTCCGTCATTGAACAGTTTACTGGTCAGGTATATGTCAGGGTGCGTGGCCGTCAGATGATTCTTCAGGTTGAATCTAACCAACTGGGTTGTGCGTGGCAGTTGGGTAGTCCTCGTATTGATATTAAACAAGATGGCCGCAGAGGTAACTCATGATTGTCATTTCTGAAAATGCACTGAATCAAGTTGCTGCACCTAACTTACCGCTGGCCCCAATGCAGTATGACCGGCAGTATGCCGATCAGCTAAACAACGTGTTGCGTCTGTACTTTAATCGTGTTGATGCCATTCTTGACCAGTTCAAGACAGACAGCATTGTTCCGGCCCTAACCAATTACACTGTGGCAACGTTACCAAGTGCGGTGACATCTGGCAAAGGCGCAAGGTCTTTTGTAACGGATGCGTTATTGCCTACATTTGGATCGACTGTCGCTGGCGGCGGTGCAGTAGCTACGCCCGTATACTCTGACGGCACAAATTGGAAGGTCGGATAATGGCACGTCGTAGCATGAATTACATGATGGATTACGAAGACACCGGTATTGATGGTGATACCTTTCGTGATTATTCTGAACGTGATTTTGGTATTGCTTCATTGCCACAAGCCAAACCAGACATATTTGCGGCTGAAGCAGCTAGATTGGCTGAACTGGAAAATGCATTTTTTCAACAACAAGCTGAGGCTCAACGGCAAGCCGAATTAGAGCAGCAAGCAAGACAGGCAGAGGCTGCTAGGCAAGCGGCGTTAGCGCAGGAAAGGGCCGCCGCTGATGCTGCTCGTCAAGCTGCCGCCGCTCAAGCGGCTGCCGATAAAGCCGCTGCCGAAGCCGCCGCACGTGATGAAGCCGCAAGAACTGTTGCCCAACAAGCTGCCGCTCGACGTGCTGCCGAAGCAGCCGCTCAGGCGCAAGCTGCTGCTGATCGGGCTGCTGCTGAAGCCGCTGCTCGACAAGAAGCCGCTAGGGTTGCAGCGCAACAAGAAGCGCAACGCCAAGCCGCAATAGCTGCTGAAGAAGCAAGGCGAAAAGCCGCTGAAGACGCATTTTTAGAACAACAGGCCAGAGCGCAGGCGGAACAGCAAGCGGAAGCACGCAGACAGGCTCAAATAGAAGCCGAACAACGAGCTTACGAAGATCAACAAAGAACTTACAGAGACGCTCAAGCTCGCCAAGAAGCACTTCGCGCTCAGAATGCCGCTAGATTAGCCGCAGAACAAGAAGCTGCAAGACAGGCGCAGTTAGCACAACAAGCTGAAGCACAAAGACAGGCTGAAATAGCCGCTGAGGCCCAAAGACGCAAAGCCGCAGAAGATGCGTTTTTGGAGCAACAAGCCAGAGCGCAGGCCGAGCAACAGGCAGAACAACAGCGTCAAGCCCAAGCAGAAGCACAGCGTCAAGCTGAAGCTGCCGCCCGTCAGGCCGCTGCCGCACAAGAAGCCGCAACCAAAGCTGCCGCCGAAGCAGCAGCACGTGCCGAAGCTGCAAGAACAGCAGAACAACAAGCGGCTGCAAAGAGGGCTGCTGAAGCTGCTGCCGCTGCACAAGCTGCTGCTGATAAAGCTGCGGCTGAAGCCAAAGCTCAGGCTGATGCTGCGGCGCAAGCTGAAGCACAGGCCAAAGCCGATGCGGCAGCTAAGGCTGAAGCAGATGCCAGAGCCGCTGAGGCCACCAGAGTAACGCAACCTACAAACCGCTCAGATTTACAAATTGAAAGACAATTTACAGATGCTGATATTGAGGCTGGCATTGGTTCTTTGCCAGCAGCTAAAGCAGTTGCTCCTGCCAATAGCCAACAAACCGTTATTGACAAATTAACGCAGCAAATTCTTGGTCAAGGCACAACAAGTAAATGGTCTGGTCAAGGCTTTGGTTCTGCCGAAAAGAACGCAGCCGACATGGCTAAGATTTTGGCTGACACGGGCATTACAGACATTAAACAGTTTGGTAAATTTACAAAGACTGGTATTAATGAAACTGTTACTTCAGATGGCAGGGGTGGTTTTGTAGATCAACGTGGCAACCCTGTAGATCCAAAATTAGTTACCTCTCAACTTGCAGGCGAAAGTGAAGGCGGCTATTACACCGAATACATGGCTCCCATTGGAAGCCAAGAGGTTTTTGGAAATAAAGAAACTAAAAAAGAAGTTGCCAATACTTACAGCGAACGCCAGACTGGTAATTTCTTTGGCGGAACTTTTGAGGGCAAAGGCAACACGGGTTACGCTGTTCAGTTTGATGCTCAAGGTAATCCAATCTTCTACACGCAAGGTGCGTCTAGTAGCGATATCGGTCAGCTTGCACCTTTATTGGCGATTGCGTCTTTCATTCCTACGCTGGCTCCATTTGCTCAAGCTTTAAACGGAGCCATTGCTCTTAAGAATGGCGACATTTTAGGCGGCATAGCTGCACTGGCTGGTGTGTCTGGTATGTCTGAGGTTTCCACAGGCTTGAAGGTTGTTAAGGCTGTTGAATCTGGCGATGTCATGGGTGTCGTTGGCGCTTTGATGTCCGATCCTAGCTTGGGTAAGTTGGCATCGACCACCATGATTGGTAATGGCGTGTCGTTTGCCGATGCTGGCAATACCTTAAAGATTGTTGACAATTTAAACAAGGGTAATTTGGTTGGTGCATTAAGTTCTGCTGGCGACATGTCAGGCAGTTCTGATGTCAGAACAGCAGCGGCTGGTTTAAACCTTGTTAACGCCATCCAAAGTGGCGATATAACTAAGATTGCCAATGCGGCTGGTAGTTTAAACAACACACTCAACGCAACCAATAATGTTGTGACCCAATTGCAGAAGGCAGGCTTGGCGGATACGAGCGCCAACACCGACACCAACATCCAAACTCTATTGGATAACATGTTGACTTTGGATGCCTCTGGAGCAAGTGATGTAGACGCAGCAGCCGACTTGGCTCAACAGCAAGGCTATAACAAATTCACTTTTGGCGGCAAGACATACAACTTAGATTTAGACAACTCCGCAGCGACTATTGCTGATTTGGAAAACATTGTTAGGCAAGAAACTGAAGCCAAGAAGGCGGCAACAACAGCCGCCAATTTAGCTGGCGGTGAGTTTGCTGGTGTAGATGCTGCGATAGCTGCTCAAGCCAAGGCCAACAACGTAGTGATTGGCAATGCTGAAGCAGACACACCACAAGAAGCTGCTTACCTTGCCAAGCAACGTAACCCGAACGGAACATCATTTACCTTTGGCGGCCAGACTTACGAAATGGGCATTAATGATGCGACTGTAAACGCAGCACTGGCAGAGACAAGAAAAACTGCTGCGTTGAATGATATTCAAAATGCACCAAACTTTAATACAGCTTATGCTGCCGCTCGTGAAGTTCTTGGCCCTAACCAGACGTTTACATGGAATGGCAAACAGTACAGCACTGCTACCGCCGCAGAGCGCCCAGATTTGTCTGGCCCCTCGATTGATCAGTTAAACAAAATCAATCTGGCTACAGTGACAGATGCGTCTAAAACTGTTGCCGCACAAAGCGATACCGCCGCACGAGCTACTGCCGCAGAAGAGCTTGCCAAACAACAAGCCGCTCAAAAATCCGCAATAGCGAATATGGAAAAGACTGGGTTTTGGAGTGGCTTGGGTTCTAAAATTCAAGAGACGATGAAGTTAAGTAGTGCGGAGGCTAATAAGTTTTTAAAAGAAAACCCTGACAGCCCGATCACAAAAAACGTAAGCACAGCATACGAAGCCGCTGGCAACTTAGAGAAGAACGTTGCAGGTGGCCTAGCTTTGTTGACGAACAACAAGCCATTGGCTGACGCTTTTGTAAAGAGTGGAGATGACCTGACTAAGCTTGGTCAAAGTTTGGGCAATGGTGTTGTAGACACCAAGAATTGGAACGACACCATGTCGTTGCTTCAAAATGCACAAGGATGGGAAAAGCTTGGTGTTATTGCTGGTCGAATCGCAGATGGCACAAGTGGTTTGGGTCGCCAGATAGAGATAGAACTAAGGCAAGAGTTGCCCGCTCTGTTCCTTGGCGGCGGTAGCGTCAAAGGTCTTATGGTTGCCAGCGGTGCAATGAATACCGCAGAGACTGGTGGTAATGCCGCATTAGATGCTTATGATGATGCCGTCAAGAAAGGCAAAACCCATAACGAAGCTTTGTCTGATGCTAGGGTAGCAGGCGCTGTTGCTGGTGCTACGGAAGCTGCCATTCAATTAACACTGGGCAAACTAGCCGACTTTGGTGTTGGCAAAATTAGTAACATAGGCACTAAAGCTGGCACTAAAATAGCTGGCGAGGGTATTGTTGAGGCGGGTCAAGAAGGCGGCGCTGCGGCGGCTGTAGATCTGGCGCTTGGCAATGCGATGGATCCAAACAAATATCTTACCCAAGCTATTGCAGGCGGGGTGGTTGGCAAAGGAACTGCCACCGTAACCTCGCCCACTGATATTGTTACATCAACTAATCAAGGCAAAGTTTTAGCTGTTGACCCAAATAGTGGTACTGCATTAATTCAAAATGCTTCTGGTGTAAATCAAGTAGTAAATGTAGGTGGTGATGTTAATGTAGGGTCAACAGTTACTCTTGCATCTACCCCTAAGACTGATACCACACAAACCTTAATAGATGCAGGTTTACAAAATACAGCCAGTCAACCTGCAATAGGAGAGATCACTTCAATTGTGAGTGGCACGGGCGCATCCACAGGCGCAACTACAGGAGCGTCCACGGGCGCAACTACGGGTGCAACCACCGGAGCTACAACTGGTTCGACTGTAGATGTTGCCACGGCTCAACAAATGATGGCAGATCTAGGATTAAATGTTTCTAATCAAACCGCTGTGTCTTTGGCATCACAAATTTCTAAAGCCAATACTGGAACAACCGGGGCAAATGTTGTTACTGGGCCTACAACTGGCGCAAGCACTGGAGTGGCTGGGGCAAACACAGGCCTTGTCATTGCCACAGACACATCCGCAGGCACTGCATTGGTCATAAATGACTCCGGCAAGACTCAGGTCGTAAGCTTATCAAGCCCCGCTTCTCCCGGCTCGCAAGTGACGCTTACCACCGATACATCTACAGGATCGATCACAGCGGCTCCAGCCACAACTGCCACCGCAGGCACTGACACCGCAACAAATGCTGCAACAGCCGCTACCACTGCGGCCAATACGGCTACAACAGCGGCCAATAACACTGCGGCGAACGTCAGTACCAACAACAATACTGATGCGGTCGTTAATGCAGCTACCGCAACTGATGCGGCGGCACAGGCCAATACTGCCGCTAATGTGGCAAACAATGTAGCGGCTACTACAAACTCACCCACCGCCACAGATGCAGCCGTGGCTGCAAATACAGCGGCTGACGTGGCAACGAATGCGGCTGTAAATGCCAATACCAACGTTAACCCCAACGTTACTCCGGATACCACTGTTACTCCTAACGTGACCCCCGATGTTACTGTTACTCCTAGCGTGGGAGTAGATACCAACGTTAATCCGACGGTTACGCCAAACGTTAACCCAAATGTTAACCCTAACGTTAACCCTAACGTTAACCCGAATGTCAATCCAAATGTTAACGTTTCTACGCCTGACGTTATTAATGTGGGTGGCGTAGACATTCCCGGTGTTTACACGCCTCCTAGTGTGTTGCCGCCAACCACGCCAGCAACACCTGCAACTCCTGCTACCCCCGCAACGCCCGTCAAAAAGACACCGGCTAAAGCGGCAGATACGTCATCGACACCTTACCAATACCAACAACAAGTCAACCAAAACATCATCCCTGAACTGGCCAATGTGTTCTATTACGGCAAGAACTTTGGGGGACAGCAACAGAAGCTGACACCCGAAGGTGAATTGATGATGTCTCCGTACCATGAGTTGAGTGTGACGAAAGCTGGCGCAGAGCCAGCACCACAAGCTATTCCTGTTGCACAAGAGGAAAAAGGAGAGGAAAATGACGTATCCGCGTTATTGCAACAAATTATGTCTTCTGGCAACAACAATATGACGGAAGAAGAGTTAATGCAAATTATTCAAGCAAGAGGTTAATATGGCAGACGATTACAGTGACTACGGGCCTAGCGATGGATATGGCGCTCCGGGTACAAGCTACACGACTACGCCCGATACTCCTGCCACCGGCGGTAGTGTTTCAGACATATTTGGCTCTATTGGTAACGTGTTATCTGGCGGTTCTGGATCCATGGCGCAGTTGGCTGGCCTTGGTGGTCTAGGTGCTTTAATCAATTCTATTGGTGGATCTGGCGGCAGTACTTACAAAGGCTTCCAAGGAAGCATACCTCAGTACACAGCTTCAAGATCACAACTACCCATTCCGCCAAGCGGATCACAAAGCGCCCTTGAAGGTGCATCTACTGGCAAACGTAGGCCCGGCTCTGGGGGCGTGACGTATTTCACCCCAATGCAGTACACGCCAGCCGGTGCTGTAGAACAGCCAGCCGGTATTGCTAATTTACCCGCCACGGGCGGTGCAATGGGTGCTGTACAACCAGCCCCTTTAGCTCAACCGATTGCACAAGATGATCCTTTTTTCCAATCTGCTGAGTACAAAGCGTTCCAAAACGACCCAAACAGCATGGTTGGCACTCACGATATGTACACGTCCCCATACTTTGGGCGCATGAGTTCTGGTTCGGTAGGGCAGGCTATGGATCGGGCTTACGAAAAATACAAAGGTATTACGCCACGCTCAAACCCAGTTAATTTCTCGCAGTTTGACTTTTCCTCAGATACTACAAACAGATTTGCTGCCGGGGGTATTGCAAATCTAGGTAGTTACTCTGATGGCGGTCGTTTACTTCGTGGCCCCGGTGATGGTGTATCGGATGATATCCCTGCCATCATTGGTCAGAAGCAACCCGCCCGTCTAGCCGACGGAGAGTTTGTGATTCCAGCCCGTATTGTTTCTGAGATCGGTAACGGATCCACAGACGCAGGAGCACGTAAACTATATGCCATGATGGATCGCGTCCAAAAGGCACGTGGCAAAACTTTGAAAAACGTTGCAGCCAACTCCAAGGCTGACAAACATTTACCAGCGTAAGGTTTAAACATGGCTACTTTACCCGCAGCAATGACCCCCACAAGCGGTGGCTCATCCTCTTCTACCCTATCCGACTGGGCAGGCCCGTATGTAACCAATATGCTTGGCAAAGCCCAAGCTATTGCCAATGAGCCTTATCAGGTCTACCAAGGCCCAATGACTGCGGGTGAATCTGGCCTGCAATCTAAGGTGTTTCAGGGCTTGGGCAATCTGTCCTTCCCCGGCAACTTAGGTCAATCCTTTAGTTCTGCCGGTGCATATGCGCCTCCAACCATGGCTCCCGGTGCGTTTACACCTAGTTCTATAGGTGCAAATGCTCCAGCCGTAGGAGCGCCTCCTGCTGGTTCTCCTCCTGCTCCAACTGGTATTGCAGCCCAGTACATGAATCCATATTTGCAGTCTGTGCTTGATCCGCAGATGGCAGAGTTGCGCCGTCAGAATGACATTACCAACATGCAAACCAACGCCAAACTTACAGGCGCAGGCGCTTTCGGTGGTGGCCGTCAGGCAATCATGAACGCAGAGAACAACCGTAATCTCATGCAAGAGATGAACAAGACTGTGGGTCAAGGCTACGCAAATGCTTATGACAAGGCCATGGCTCAGTTCAACACCGAGCAAGGCCAAGCCAAGACTCTGGCTGACATGATGTCTGAGCAAGGCGGCCAACAGCGTAACATCGAACAGCAAGGCATCAGCGCAGATTACAACGAGTTCCTTGCCCAGCGTGATGATCCAATGAAAAAGACGCAATACTTGCAATCTATGTTGCAAGGTCTGCCTATCTCTACGGTCACCAACACAGCCGCCCAACAAAGCGGTATTGGTCAGTTAGCTTCTACAGTGGGCGGCTTGGGTTCTATCTTTGATTCGCTCAAGAAATTTAATTTGACTGGCGGTTAAACATGAATCTGATCCAAGTACAAGAGCACCTCAAAGATTTACCCATGCGGGTAATCATGGAATATGCCAACGGGAAGAGTACTCAGGTTCCTCCCTATTTGGCGTTGGGAGAACTTAACCGCCGCAAGCAAATGGAGCAATCTGCGAAGACTGCCCAGCCTCCTCAAGGTACAGTCAAAGACAGGATTGAACAAGAGGTGACGGGCGGCCAGCCTCCCAATCCCATGCAGTCAGCAATGCAAGGCCAGCCTGCTCCCATGGCTATGCCGCAACAACAACCGCAGATGCCTGAAGGTGCTGAACCCATGCCTCAGATGGCGGGTGGTGGTTTAACTGCGCTGCCAGTGGGTGATATGTTTAAATTCGCTGCCGGTGGTGGCGTTGTGGCTTTTGCCGATGAAGGCTTGGTACGTGATCCCATGTCTGGCATGGTAATTAGTTCTGACGAACCATCCACCGATGACCGCACCCTCATGGAGCGACTGGGCATCTTTAATCCAGAGAACCGCCGCGCCCTTGAGCGCGGTGCGCGTGCAGCCGCTGCCGCCAAAAATCCTCCTAAAGAAGAGCCTAAGAAAGAAGAAAAGAAAGCAGAACAGGGCGGCGCATATGACCCCGCTACAGCAACTCGTCGAGTTGACTTTATGCAACCACCTCCCGCTCCAGCCGCAGGCATCCCTGCTGCGATTGGTATGCCTAAAGCTCCCACTTTTGAAAAGCCTGATGTAAATGCATATAGCACGCAACTGGCTGCTTTTAAGAAAGCTAACCCCGGTGCGGTTGGTAGCGAGTTCCAAGGCTTGTTGGACAAGCTTGCCCAGCAAGATGAAGAAGATCGTGCCAAGTTTCTGACTCAAGAAAAAGGCCGTACACGTGCTGATTTCTGGCAGGCTTTGATTGATGCGGGTGAGTCTACCCGTGGTCAAAAAGGTCTGGGAGCTTTGTTTGGCGGCTTTGGCCGTTCTGCTATTGCGTCCCAAGCCAAGGCAGATGAGCGTGCAAACGCACAGGCCAAGATGCGTCGTGACCAAGAACTCAACATGGCTAAGATGCGTGCTGAACTTGAAGCTGCTCGCCGTGCCGAAGCTCGTGGTGACTTTGAAGCTGCGTTTAAACATAAGCAAGACGCAGATAAGATTGCTCGTGACATAGAGCAGACCCAGTTCTCCAATAGGGTTGATCTGGCTAAGTTGGCTGAACAGGCTCGTGGCAACACCATCCAAGCTTCTACTGCCGCTCGTGCCCCTGCGCTCATTCAAATGGCTCAAGAGATTCAGCGCCAAAATGAGGGCATGACTTTCAATGAAGCATTGGAGCGAGCAAGCGTGGCACAGCAAGGTGCTCAGTATCAGAACGCAGATGCTCGTCGTCAGCAGGCCATAGATAAGGCGTACCAAGAGGAACGTCCATTTGATCCAAAAATGATCGAGTTTATGACTAAAGATCCTGCGGAGAAAAGGCGCATGTTGAAAGAAAATGAAGACGCTTACAACCGGATTCGTGCTAGATTCGGGGTAGGGCCAGCGGGTCAAACTGCACCCGCTCAAAACATCCCCGGTAAAGTTGAACGAGTTGGATAACCCATGGCAATTTATCAGTACACCGCTCCTGATGGACACAAGTATCGCGTAGAGGCTCCAGAGGGCGCTACTGATCAACAGGTGTATGGCCTTGTACTGCAAAATTTTCCATATGCAGGTCAGACTACGCAAGAACTTGAGTCTGCCAAAAGAGCGCCAAGTACTTTAAAGGACGTTGGTTTAGCCGCAGGGCAAGGTTTAGCAGGGGGAATTCAGTCCCTTACCAATCTTTTTGGTGTTGATAACGCAGCTTCCAGAGCTTTGGGTGATGTACAGCAGTCTGCGTTTGAAGCACTGTCCCCCGCCCGTAAAGAAGAAATTGCACGTAGACAAGAACTGCAAGAGCGTGCCAAAGGTAATTTAGGCAAAGAGATTTCTACAGGCATCGGTGGCTTCTTAGAAGCCCCATTGCAGACAGGCATACAAGCCTTAACTTCCAGTGCGCCCATTGTTGCCGGTGCTTTGATACCCGGCGGTCAAGTTGCCGCAGGCGCAAGCCTTGGAGCCAGAGCCTTGGCCGGTGCACGTGGAGCCGGTGGTATTGGTGGCTTGATGGGCGTGGGTGGTCAGAAAGGCCAAGACTACGAAGCAGTCAAACAGGCCTTGATTAGTCAAGGCGTTGATCCTGCTGTGGCAGAACAGAAAGCACAAGAAGCTTCAGCCTATTCATTACAGAATGCTCCCCGCCAGTTATTGGCTGGTGGTGCTGGCGCTTTGGAAGGTGTATTTGGTGTTGAACAGGTGCTGGCCAATGCGGCTAAAAAGATCAGCAAATCTCCCGGCGCACCATCTCTTGACGCTCCTACGTTTAAACGGGCTGTTGGTACATCTGTGGTTGGCGAAGCTGTGCCTGAAGCGGTGCAGGCCGGTGTCGGTCAGGTTGGAACTAACATTGCCTTGAATCAGGCTGGTGTGACCACAGACCTTACAGAAGGTTTGGCTGGTACAGTGGCTCATGATGCATTGGTTGGCGCAGTATTGGGCCTTGCTGTTTCTCCAGCGCAGATGTCTAATCTGCAACGTCAACACAGACAGGCCAAGGCAGATGAACAAGCTAGAAAACAAGCTGAGTTTGACCGACAGCAAGAGGCGGCTAATCAAAAAGCAGAAGCCGAGCGTGCTGTTCTTCAGAAACAGACCGAAGAAATCCGTCAGCAAATGGAGCAACAGCAGGCTATTGCTTTGCCTGCGCCGTCTGAGGAAATCCCCGCTGAAGAAGTTTCAGCCGATCCGCTCAAGAATCCTTTAGGCAACATCCGTAAGGGAGAAGTACCCTTTGACATCTATAAACAAATCGATGACTACCGCAAGCAGGCTGGACTTCCCAAGCTCAAGGAGTACTCGATTGAGGACTTTGTGGATGCTATGCCGGGAGTCAACCCCAAGGCCGAGCAAGCTTTGCTTGACGAACTCATTACCGCTAAGTCTGGTTATGCCGGTGAGAAATACACCGCAGAAGATGTCATCAACCAAGCCAAGCGTAAGAACGTTGAAACAAAGACACAAGGCTTTACCGACTTCTTAGCCCGGACAACTGGTGTAAACGCACTAGAGAAAATGTCCCAGCCGCAGCTACATGCTGCGTTTAAAGCATTGGCTAACCTGCCAGAAGGCACAGATTTAAACATCCTACCCGAAGGCACTAACGCACGCCGGTTTGATGAGAAGCAATACAACAACGCCCTTAAGGGTGTGGACATGTTGCTCAATGATTTGGGTGCTCCTGTTGACCCCAAGCAAGTGATCAACACCATCAAGGAATACACCAACCTTACAGAAGATTCGCACGCTGGCGCTATTCTGGATGCGGCCATTAAGAATGGTGACGTGGATCTGATCAAGACTCCCCGTTACGAAGTCTTTGATCCTAAGACCGGTAAGGCTCTGCCTTCCACCTACACATCCAAGACCGCTGCACAGGCTGCTGCCCAGAAGCGTGGTTTAAACGTTAGGCAGATTACAACTGATGCCATCGCTGCGCCGTCAACCTCCGCCACGCTGCCCGAAGGATTTGACATCCGTGAAGGTGCGTTTAAAGAGGGTGAAGCCCCAGCAGGCTTTGATGTGCTGGCCGGGGACGAAGTCCTGTTTAAAGCCAACACCATCGATGAAGCCAACGCCAAGAAGGACAGCTTTGAGCGTACCCGTGCCGGTATGGCTAACACTCGTGAGAATCAAATCACGCAGCTAAACAACGCCATCGAAGCCAGCCAGAAGCGTTTAAACACTATGGAAGCTCAAGGTAAAGGTCAAACGACCGGTTACCAGAAAGCCGCTGGTAAGCACGCCAAACTGGTTGCAGACACTCAGGCAAAGATTGCCGCCCTGACAGAAGAGATCGCCAAGTTCGATCCTAAAACCACACCTCTCACAGTCAAGCCATCAGGCACTAAGTCCATTGGCCGTAAAGGCTACACAGTGTTTGAACAGGCTCAGGCAAGGGCTACCTACCCATCTAGACAAGCGGCTGAAGAAGGCATCTTGTCCGAGATGTCTGACAAGCAATTGCAAGAGCTTGCCCAACAGCAAGGCCGTCGTGCTATTGGTAAGAAGGCTCAGGCTGAACTCGAACGCAGAACTCCTAAGGCTCCTACAGAAGCAGAAGCCAAACAGTTTGCCAGACAAAAGCCTGTCTCTGAAGTACTGAAGGGTATTGAAGAGAAGCAAGCCAAAGCCGAAGAAGCCAAGAAAACTCCCGGTGCTGACGAGCGTATTGCTCAGTTTGAAGCCTTACTCAAGCCCATGCTCAAGAAGTTTGGCTTGGGTGATGTTGGCTTAAAGATTGTAGAAGACCTGAATGCCGAAGGATCTTACAGCAAGAACCTAATCAAGATTGCTCTTGGCTTGCAAGACCCAATGAGGGTTCTGCGCCATGAGTCCATCCACGCCCTGAAAGAACTTGGGTTCTTTACGCCAGAGCAGTGGAAAGCTCTTACGCGCATGGCTAATGACCAGTGGATTGATCAGTTCCTGAAGAAGCGTAAAGCCAACCTTGATGGTCAGAACATGACCCGTTACGACGCTTACTTCAAGCTGTACAAGGGCAACAAGGACATGATCATGGAGGAGGCAATCGCTGATGCGTTTGCTTACTACGCCGAGACTAAACCACCAGCAGGAATGCTGGCAGCTTTGTTTAAACGTATGCAGGACTTCTTCACTGCGCTGCGTAATGCATTGAACGGTGCAGGCTTCCAGACCTACGAAGATGTATTTGGCAAGATTGAGCGTGGCGAGTTGAAGGCTGGGACAGCTACACAGGGCGGTGAAAAATTTAGTGTTGCTCCGGAAGGAATACCTCAAAAGCTTTGGGATTTGCATAACAAAGCTATGGCCGCTGATGAGGCGGCTAGTACTTGGAACGCTGGCTCCAGAAAAGCAAACGCAACCAAAGCAAGCAATCGTTTAGTTCGGGCTGTGGATGAATATTTCCCTGATGATTATCAGGCGCAAATGGACATCATGACCAGAATGAATGAAGAATCTAACAAGCGTGGCGAAGGTTTCTTTGGCACTACAAAGTTTAGTCTCTTCCCCGAAGGCGCTCCTCTGTCTACACGCAAGGTCATGGAGGCTGAGGACACCGCTGCGCGTGAAGCACTAGGTTTAAACACCACATCCAAACGCGGCAGGTACAACAACGTCCGGGAAATCGCTCGTGCTTTAAACAACGATACGCTGAAGAACTTCGGCCCGATGGATCGCAAGCAGTTGACAGACGATGATGTTGTCAAGATTGCTAACGCCATCGCTGATGAGGTGTCTTATCAGTTGGGCACAACCGCAGAAACCGGAACTGGTTTAGGTTGGTACTCAAACAACTACCCCAACGCTGTCAAGCGTTTACAGTCCCGCTTCCCTGAGTTGGCTGACAACAAGCACGCCCGTTCAGTGTTCTCTGCCATCGTAGCCGTTACATCCAATGGCGAGAAGGTAACCAAGAACATCGACAACGCAGTGCAGTTGTATTCCAAGCTTCGTGAAGGCAAGACCATGGTTGCCATGGGCAACCGCAGAGCCAGTGCTTTGGAGAACAACCTCCGCACCATCGAGCGTTTGCTTGAAGACCACGGCCAAGACTTTGAGAAGCATCTCTTGCAAGAGATCACAGTCAAAGACATGAACGCTCGTCTGCGTGAGATGGGTGAGAAATCTGACGGAAGCTATCTGGCCGACACAGTTGTGCCACGTGCGGCTATCTACTTTGGCCCTAAACTGGGTGCGTTCTACGCTAACCTCTCAGGCTCAGAAGGCTACCTGACCATGGATCTGTGGTGGACTCGTTCCATCAACCGGATGCGTGGTCTGTTGATTCCTAAAGCCACAGAAGCTTCTATTGAGAAGTTCCGTGACATGATGGGTCAGCCTGAGGCTGATCGTGATGAAGTGGCGGCGGCGGCTATTCCTCTGCGTAACAAGTACAAAGACTACGGCTTTACCACCGAACTTGAATACATCGCAGGCGGCAAAGAGCCAAGCACCAAGGCCAACAAGGATGCATGGTTTAAACGCGCAGAGAAGGCAGCCGGGGATGCTTACGAGCAGATGCTGTTTGAACACAACCTTGAGAAGATGGCTAACACCATCTACAAGAACGAATATGAGATGCTGGAAGAGGCTCCGTTTACAGCCACTGACCGAGCATTCATGTACAAGGCCGCACGTAACGCACAGAACACGTTGCGTAAAAGCGGCATTGACTTAACTTTGGCTGACATTCAGGCGGCTCTTTGGTACTATGAGAAACGCCTGTATGGCAAATTGAGCGGAGTAAAAGCAGATGACATCGGATATGAAGAAGCAATCATCGCCCAGTCCCGTGAGGGTGGTGGACGAGCAAGACCCTCTGTGGTCTTCGGTCGAGGATCTGACGGTGGGACTGACACCGGACGAGAGGTACAACGTGCTGAAGAAGCTGGACGAAAGCCTGCCGACGGCGAAAGACTGAGTCTTCAAGAAGCGTCTACTAATGTGCCTGCCGAGCCGGGCACAGAACCAATCCCTGATGGGATGGTTCGTTTGTATCACCAGACAGATGCTAAATCTTTGGACAAGATTTCCAAAGAGGGCTTGTCGATTAAATATGCCAAAGGTATTGAAGGCCCGAAAGCTATTTATGCTGGAGAGCAACCGTTCTATGGCGCGGCAGATTCTCGCCCAACTTTAGAGTTCTATGTACCTAAGGCGCAGTGGGACGCTCCGTTTGTGCTTAAGGATGTACAGCCCGATCAGATTATTGCGGCTCATTATCCTTGGCATAAAACTGCCCGTTACTTAGAATCAGAGCCTGATTCCATGCAGAATGCATTAGACGGCCAGTTTGACGATCTTAAAGATGAGGACACCGTCAAGGCTGTTCAATACATTAAGGACAAATACGGCAAGACTGACGAGCGCTTTAGCCTGCGTGAAGCACCCGACACGGCTGAGTTCAAAGAATGGTTTGGCGACAGCATGATGGTTGACAAAGACGGCAAGCCTAAGATTCTGTATCACGGAACAAGGAGTGACGTAGACACCTTCAAGGTGGGCGATGGTGCGTTTGGCCGTGGCATCTATGTGACTGAATACATCGATAGGACTAAGCAGTACTGGGGTGGCTTTGGCAAGATGGGCGAGACTGGTGGCCCACAGGGCGGCAACATCATGCCTATCTATGTCCGTATGGTTAATCCTAAGGTCATGGATACAGACATCTTTAAAGTCAAGCGCCCTGATGGCTCAAAAGTTGATCCGAGTCAGGCGGCTAAATACATTACGGATCAAGCTATTGCTGAAGGCTACGATGGCATCGTCAATATGTCCAACGGCAAAGTTTGGGAAGCGGTTGTCTTCAGCCCTGACCAAATCAAATCTGCTATCGGCAACAGCGGTGCGTACAGCAAGTACAACCCAAGCACCCGTTACAGCCTGCGTGACTCCACCGACCCAGATATTGTTGGTCGTGTAAACGAGACAACAACCAGCCGGGAAGAGACTGGTTATGTAGATCGCATCACGAGAGCCTTCAGCGGAGACTCATTCTCTACATTGCGTCAGCAAGCTTTAAACAGATACCAGCGTCTTGCTGAGTACGACAAAGAACTAGCCGACCGCATGGGTGGCGTGCAGTTGATGGCTGATGCCAGTGCCGAAGCCGGAGCCTTGCAGTCTGACTTGGCCGCAGGCGTAACTGCATCTGCGTTAGGTGTTCATGACCGCAACGGCGGTATCCCTGTCTACGCCAATGGTGTAACTAAGGTGTTCAATGACAACGGCAAGATCAAAGGCCCAGTGGCTATCTTTGCCCCGCTGTCTAAGTACAACGATCCATTCGTTTATCAGCTTTACCAGTTCTGGGCTGCTGCCCAGCGCGGCTCTCGTTTAAACGCAGAAGGCCGTAAGGACATTTTCACCGAACCTGACCTGAAGAAAGCCGCGAAGTTATTGGAAGACTATCCTGAGTTTGAGCAGATCCAAAAGGAGTGGACTGTTTACAACAATGGACTGATGCAGTTCTTGGTGGATACAGGCGTTCTGTCTGAAGGTGATCGTGCCAAGTTCATTGAACATTCTGATTACATCCCGTTCTATCGTCAGATGGACGGAGAGACAACCATCGGGCCAAACTTGTTCCAGTCTATCTCTGGAGTCAAGAAGCCTAAGAAGCTTAAGTCAAGCGAGGAGAAGCCACCTCTGGCCGACTTCCTTGAAACGATTGTCCGTAACACGCAGTCTTCTATCCAGATGGGTATGAAGAACGTAGCGGCAAAGCGTGCCATTGACGTAGCCATGAAGATCGACATGGCCGAGCGTCTACCGCCTAACGCCAAGACAGGACTCGACACAGTTCAGGTACTGGAGAACGGCCAAGTCGTCACTTATCAAGTCGCTGACCCGTTGTTCATCGAGGCTGTTAAGAGTTTAAACATGCCTGACCTGCCGTTCATCGGCCTGCTGTCCGGCCCTGCAAACTTCTTGCGTAACATGGTTACCAAGGATCCCGGATTCATGTTGGCTAACATGGTTCGTGACTCAATGGCCGCATTCGTTACAAGCGGTGTAAAGATGACTCCGGTGGTTGACACCATCAAGAACTTCGGCAGAGCCATGGCAAACACTTCGCCAGAGTACGAGGCGCTTTTAAACGCTGGTATCTTGGGCGGCTATGAGTTCTCTCAAAACATCGAGACGAGCGCTGAGGCTTTTGAGCGTGAGCTTAAGAAGAAATACTCCGGCAAGACGAACTTTGAGCGCCTCCTCAACCCCATGACTGCGCCTAGAGCGTTGTGGGATATGCTGGAGAAAGGCACAACTGCATCTGACGCTGCCACGAGGATGGAGGTGTATAAACGCACCCTCGCAGAAACCGGTAACGAGGCAGAGGCCCTGCACCGTGCTTTGGAAGTTATGAACTTTAACCGCAAGGGAAGTTCTGCCGTGGTGCGTATCATGACAGCGGCCATCCCGTTCTTGAACGCCCGTATGCAAGGCTTGGATGTTCTGTACCGTGCCGGTATCAGCCCCACGTTCCGTAAGTATGCCTATGGCGACACAGCCACAGACAGAGCCAAAGCAGTACAGAAAGCTTTCATTGTCCGTGGTTTGACCATGGCGGCTCTCTCTGCCATGTACTGGACTCTGACCCATGACGATGAAGAGTACAAGCGTCAGGAACAGGAAACCAAGGACAACAACTGGCTGATCCCATCCTTGGGCATCAAGATCCCAATCCCGTTTGAGATTGGTGTGATCTTCAAGGTCATCCCTGAGCGCATTATGGCTAGGACTTTGGGTGAGGATACAAACAAAGACTTCATGGACTCCATGGCTAGGAATCTGCGTTCGACACTGGCCATTGACTACTTACCGCAGACCATCAAGCCTTTTGTGGAGACACAGACTAACTTCTCGCTGTTTACACAAAGGCCTATTGTTGGCCAAGGTCTTGAAGGAGTTGCCCCGGAGTATCAAGTTGGCCCCGGAACTTCATCGCTTGCCGCTGGTCTAGGTTCTACCTTGGGCATGTCGCCCATGAAGATTGACCATCTGATAGGCGGCTACACTGGAACGATTGGCATGTACATGGTCAGCGCCTTGGATGGCATCATGAACATGAACGCCGAGAATCCTAATGCGTCTAAACGCTTTGAGCAGATGCCGTTCATCAAACGCTTTGCGTTGGATCCAGAGGCCAGAGGTACGGTCACCAGCTACTACGATCTGAAGAACGCCACAGACGAGGCCGTCAGAACTTCTAACTTGTTAGAGCGCACGATGGACTTCGAGGAACGTAACAAGTTCATGAGAGACAACATTAGGATGTTGGCTAACAAGGACTACATCCTTGATCTAGAGAAGACCATGAAAGAGTTCCGTCAGGCTCAGGTCATGATCCGCAGTTCTAAGATGGATGCCGATGCCAAGCGGGATGCCTTGCTGAGAATCAACCAAGCTCAGAATGCAATCACCGCCAACATCAACATGCTAAAAGCTAACGTAATGTAAGATGACCCCGCTCAAAGAGCCATCCAATGGTTCTTCGGTGGGCTTCATCCCAAGCTTTAAACTTGGCATCCTTCGTCCATTCATAGCCCTGATCAATCTTGGCGTGGCATGTGTAGCACAGTGCCGCGATTCTGTAGTCGTGGGCTTTGATGCCCATTCCCTTGCCGTCGCGCTGTTGATTGGAATGTGCGGCAACCACCGTGCCATCCTGTGCCCCGCACATCTGACAGGGTGATTCCCGCACAAGGTCAAGCAGTTTCCTATTTCGGTACATCTTGCTCAGACAGAAATTGGATGTAGTTGGCTATCTCTTTACCGGTGTAATCGATGTCGCCATAAGCTGCAAATCTCTTTGCTAGTCGTTTAAACACAGCCTGCTGGGCTGCCTGCCAAACTTCGTAGCTCCATCCCTCGTCGTCTTCAAAGGCGCGGCTGCCAACAAAATCGCAGTATTCTTGTTTACACGCATTCATAGCAGCGCCTGAAACTCTGCCAGCTTTTGAGCGTAATGACGGGCTTTCTCGCTATCGTGAGAACCCTCCTTATGCCCTTGCCGCATAGCGTATTTAATGATGTTGCCTTTGAGGAATCCTACAAATTCCTCAGGCGTTAGTACTGCCTCCATCACAGACCATGGTTGCATCTCCATGTCTTTGTAATGGCGGCCATCTATTTGGTAATCATCTGCTCTTTGAATCATCTGGTTCCTTTAGCTTTAACATGTAGTAGGGGGTTGAAAACTTTGCTTTCTTCTTGACCATGGTACGTAGCCACTCTGCCCCGCCAAGATCTTGAAACATCAACCACTCAAGATCAGACATCCTAATCTGACGACCCTTCAGGGGCATAGGAGGTTTAGGTCTTGGCATTCTTTGGCCTCCGTGTAGCCCTGTGTGCCCAACAAGAAGCGCAGTACCATTTGTTAGGACTCATCTGAATCCCACCTTCTGGTGCTTTTGTTTCTTCGCAGCGGGCGCAGTGTTTAAACTGATGTATCGGCTGCTTGCTACCAATTTCTAACTGCTGTTTGGCAAAGCCATTCATCGCTTTAAACTCCGTACATATATGGCAAAACTTGCCGTGGTGTCGCCACCGTTAGTCATCTTGTCAAATTCTTTAGCCACCTCTTCTAAGACTGCATTACGCTGAGAAGGGGATACAAAAACATCGTAGTGGTATGGCTGACCAAGATCACGCAGTATCTGCTTGCCAAGGTTGCTGTGCTTCTCTACCTCGTTAAAGGCTTCGTCTTCTTCGCTTGTCCAGTCAGTCATGCTTGTCCCCTTGCTCGGATGATGTTGGCGCAGTCAGATGGTGTCGGCCATTTCTCGTCGGGTACAAGAAGTTTTTCGCACTGCTCCTCAAGCGAATCACACACCCTTGCACACGCCTCACGCTCGGCTAAACGCCCTGCTTTCATGCCTTCTTGGTACGACATGAAATTGCTTGGGTCAATGTTAGAAAGCGTGTGCTGTGCTACTAGCTTGGCAAATCGTTCCATTACATCTACCACAGTCAAAGTTGGCGGCTCAGTAACAAAACCAATCGGGGTGACAATGGCCCCAGAATTCCGCAACATCTTAATGATTTCATCTTGTGTCATGCTTGCCCCCTTGCTCGAATGGCTTCGGCACAGGCTTCAGCCAAGTTGTATGGCGTTCCATCATTTGTCTGCTCACACACCTTTGCACACGCCTCACGCTCGGTTAGGACTGCGTCATCAAGGCGCTGTTTAAACGCCCCAAGAACCCAGTCCACAAATACCTTGCCGCTTTCAGAGAGTTCGCCTTCAAAGTGCATTTTTCCATCGTTGAAGTCAAACGTGCCAATTTGTTTGCCTCCATTGTGAAAGCTCAACATGTAGTTTGGCTTAGACGCTGTAAAGCTAAATTGACTTGTTGGGTAGTTAATTTCAGTAGATTCTTGTGTCATTCTTCCCTCGCTTTCAGCATTGCGTCTGCAACTGCATAAGAATCTAAACAAACATCTTCAATTTTTATTTGCTCACGCGCAAGGGCAATAAGATTTTCACGTATTGATAACTGCCCTTGCATAGCTTTAGCCGCAAAGTAGTCACGCAAGGTCATGCCGGTGTTGTAAATGGTTGACGGGTGACTAAAATGTTCTGTGTTTATCTTTGTTGGAAATGCTGGTTGATTCATACTTCCTCCTGTAGTGATATTGGAATATAAAAGCAAGCTTTACTCTTGCTGTCTTGTACATTGACTACGCCGTTGCCGCGAGTCTGCTCAGGGTGATTAATCCACCGCTTACAGTTCTCGCACTTGTCGTTGTAAACCACTGGTTTACACCTTGTGTATTCATGCGATAGGGGTGTCATGGTGTACCTTATTTGTTTAATTCGGTCAACATTTCGTCCGTCAGTTCTCTCACTCGCAGCAACGCGGATTCCATGTCTGCCTTGTGTTTAAACTCTCGTGTAATGGCCAGCTTGATGTTGGCCAGTGTTGCGTACATATCTGCACCCTTCACGGCAAACATCAGCTTGTGCTCATCCTCTGGATAGTCAAACTCCAGTATGGCTTTTGACTTCATGGTGTGTAAACATTCATAAATAAAACCAGAGCCGCTATAGCCAGACAGCAGATGCAAGTCCAGATTAAGTTCTCGTCATATTGTGAATCACCCAACAGCGCAGATTGAATCCACAGTTCTTCAGGTGTAGGCACAGGAGGCGGTGGTATATACATGCACCCGATGGATACTTTGCCAGTGTTATATGGTGTGGTTTTCATAAGTCTCTTTCTTACGTTCACGTCTAAGCCAAAAGCCCCTCTTGTTCTTAACCATCTTCTTGGCTAACATTTCTGCGGGGGTGGCACAGCGTCTGTCCTTGCCGTGTTCTCCAATGCGGTGCATGTCAAACGACTCGTTGCTAGAGAAGTATTCATCACATCCACTGCATTGGTTTCTTGTTCCGCTAAGTTTCACTTGGAACCTCCAATCTGCGTTCGACTGCAAGCTCTTCAATGATCAGTTCAGCAAATGATTTACCTGACGGGAATCTCATCTTGGCCGCATTGTTCTTATTGACAACGTCAATGGCCTTCTCAAGCCCCGCATTGAAGCCTGAGGTGTATGGATCTCCGACCGACAGGCGACTGTCAATCGCCTCCCGAATCATTTGAGCCATCGTGATCTTCTTAAGCTTGGCAAACTTCTTCATGCGTATGTGCTCGTCTTCGGAGACATACGTCATGAACGGTTTAAACTTCTTAAAATGGGTCATCGATTACTTTCGTTTTTTCGTATGCATTAACTAAGGCATCAAACTTAGCCTTGGCCGGTACGTTGCCATGAAGCTCGGTGCGGGACTCAATGCCACAGCGTTTACACAACATATGTGTAGCGTCTGTCTCGTTGTCGCACGACAGGAAATCTTGGAAGTCAGGATCACGGCAAAGCATTCCGGCCTTTTGAACTCGGTTGTCATATGGCGTGGGTGACTCATCATCTTGGATGCGAACCACCGCACAGGCATATCTCGCCCCAACAAAGTCACGCAGAATCTCTTCCGGTACTTCGTCAGGGTGCAGAGAGAGCGTCAAGATAAAACCAGTGCGGTCTTGCTTGAGCGCTACCTTACGGGCTTCAAACTGTAGTGCCATCTTTTTCTTTGATACCAAGGCGTGACTCAAGGTAAGAGATGATGTACTCAAGGCCTGAGTGGTGAAGCTTTAGTTCTCGGTTGTGCTTGAAGCAATCATTGGCTCGACGCTCTTGAAACTCAGCCGCATTTTTCCACTGTTCTAATTCTTTGTTTAAACGAGTAATCTCTTTACGCAGCACCTCTTGACCGGCAGTTGGTGTAGCTACCGGCTTGTCCTGTTTGACTTTTACTTTATGTAGTACTTGGTACACATAAGCAACCGTTGCATTACACGCATCCGCAATTTTGTTGAGGGGCGCAGAAGGATTGGCTTCTTTAAACTCTCGTATTTGTTTTGCTTTGTTAATCATGTTCTCTCCTCAAAAAGGAATATCTTTATCGTCAGCGGGGAAGTCTTGTGCTTGGTTCTCGTAGCGAGTACCGCCTTGTTGTTGGGGGACGAATCGGTTCACAGCCAAAGACAGATACGTCTTGCCGTTCTTACCAATCTTCTTCCAACCGGAGAGCTTGACGTAGGTCAGGCCGTTCTCGGTCTTGATGCCTGTCAGATCCTTTAGATTGATGGCAATCGTTCCGGAGTAGTCGGGAGACTTGGGGTTCTTCTTGCTAGTCTCTGCGAACAGAGAGCCAGTGTCGGGGCGTGTTTCAAAATCACTCATTTCTTTTCCTCAGTTAGTTGTAGCTTCAATGTCTTGAAGCGGGTTAAAACCTCTTCGTACAAAGAGGGGTGCGTGACCTTCAGCGAATCAAGCTGAAGCTCATTGCTCTTCCAGTAGCTGTTTAAACCTGCTACGGTGGTGCAGTGGGATGTATACTCAATCATTCCGTCTGCGAACAACTTACGGCTCTCGTCAGAGTTGTCCCATTCAGTGGGTTGCGCCTTCTTAGGCGCGGTCTTAGTCAAGATCTTCTCGTACTTCGGCCCATCTTCCTTTTTAGTCAGTTCGCCCATGGTGGTAGGGGCATCGTCTGACTGCGGCAAATCATCACCGCTATAGATGTACAGGCCAAGGCCGTGGAGGGCTAAAGCTTTGGTCATGCATCGCATGATGGCCGTGTTGACTTGGAAAGCGTCAGGGCTTTGGATAGGTTGGTTACGGTGGTTCATCACAGGCAACATGCATGTACGGCCTTGGCCAAACATGGTGACGGTGACCCATACCATGCCTGTGCCGTTTACATCCATGTAAGGTTTGTCAGCAAACGTGTGGACAATGAATGACGCAGTGGAGTCAGCCTTGAGAGCCTCAGCCCATGCCCACGCCCACGACAGGTACGTTAAGCCATTCTTCTTCTCGGTGTGCTCGTTGACGTTGAGCTTCAATAAATCATGCGGGGACATTGATCTCTCCTTGGTACTGTTTACACCACTTGCTGACTCCACAGAAATCTCCTGTGCATCGCTTGGGTTCGCCTTTGCGGATTTCGACATAGCCTTTTTCCTTTTCTGCCAACTCGGTGGCTTCTTCTAAAGTTTTAAATACTCTGATCGCAGTCTTGCGACCCTCCCTCTTCGTTGCGTAAGTTGTTTCACTCATCCAACGTTCTTCATCGGTGCAAGCCTGTAGCTCCTCACCAAACTCATGGTGCACCTTGGCATTGCGGTGCATCTCTAAGCGCTTACGCACATAGGCCTCTGTGGTTACAGAGTCCCACATGGGTATGTCTAGCATCACGGCCTCGGCTTCGGGATAGCCTTCTGAGGTGTCGTGGGCTGAGTAGTCCTTGATAATCGCGCAGATCTGTAAGCCTTTGACTGGCACACGCTTGACAGACTCCACTAGCCACTTGTAAATGTTCAACTGCGTTGTCCAGTCATCCTTGCCTTGCTTGACCGACCACGCCTTAACAAACTTGTAATCGATGATTACAACTCCGCCATCTACGTGTTGTTGTAGGTCAATCGCACCGCTGATCACAACGCCATCGATCTCAGTAAAGATGCGTTCCTCGTTGGTGTAGCCCTCAACTTCTTTGGCCTCAAGCTTGCCGTGCATGAATGTTCCAAGCTGAGAGGCAATCATTTTGGTAACGTCAATCTCCATGTCAGCATCGTACTGTTCGCGTAACCTTCTGATCTTTGGTGGCGACATTAACTCAGTCACGCTATACTGTGAAGCACCCTTGCTGTAGTAGTTACGTGAGAGCAAAGCCACTAACGGTGCGGGTAGATTCTGTTTGTTCGTTATCTTCATCTTCTCTCCAAGGTTGTTTATGAATCCGAATCTCAATAATAGTGATGTTACATCAGAATTGCAAGTGCTATTACAAATTATTTTTGGTGAGCCAGCTTCGAAAGCAAATTCGAGGAGGGTTGTTCGCTTCGGTGGTATGTCTAGACTGATTAAGTCTAAGAAAGCATTAACTTACGCTGATGTTTTTAGGCAACAGTGCAAGCCGTTATCTACACTAATGACAGGGGACTTGCGAATTACTCTGCATATTTTTTATGCATCACGCAGACCCGACTTGGATGAGAGCCTGATCCTAGACCTGATGCAAGGCCTTATATATGAGAACGATCGTCAGGTTAAAGAGAGACATTGTTACTGGGGGCTTGACCCTGACAACCCTCGTACAGAGATGATCATTGAGAAGATCCCTGAGGTAGCGCCCAAAAAAAACCCCGCCAAGCGAACCGGACGGGGTAAACCCAACATAGCAACTGCGGGGAGGAGAGTAGAAAAACAATCTACGCCTCCATTGTAAATAGTTTCGTCAGTTTTGTCAGCCCCGTTTTCGGCCTTTCCGGAGAATTTCGGCTGCCCCGGTTTGCTGGTTGATGTTTAAACGTACCAAAATGCTTCGCCGGGTTGAGCTTTTTCTGTTTAAACGCACCCGCCGAGACGTACCTAAAACCCGCCAAGACGTACCTTAAAAAATATTTTTGATACCGCTTGACACAACCTGAAAAGATGTGCTTATAATTAAATCGTTGCCGTGAGAAGCGACAGATTGAAGCCACTTAATTCTACTCTCGCCCTTGGTTTTTGCCGCAGGGTTCTCACCGAGGGTAGAGCTAAGTGGCTTTTTCTGTTTTTGAGACTGGGACTGTGCAATGGGTTAGCGCCATTGTGACTTCCTTTCGTTTTGAAACACACTGCTTTATGTGAGCAGTTCTAGTCTCACCCCTCCTACGACAACCGTACTCCAGACGTTACTAAGGGGTAGAAATCTGCCTGCGTGGAAGCAAAGGGTTACGTGGTATGCCGTAAGGCTAGGGGGCAGTTCCCGAACAATCCACGGTGCTGGTCGAATCTGCAAGCATAGGGGTCAGCTAACGCTGACATGCAGAAGCCGAAAGGCGGTGAAACCATCCCTCTCTACTCCTTGGGGTAGGGGGGTCTATGGGTGAAAATAAGCACAAGCCCCGCAAAGGGGCGTTAACAGGAGAGAGTAATGACACAAGATGAAATCATTGAGATGGGAATAAAGGCCGATCTTTGCGATGAGCACGGGACGATTAACTTGGAGTACGGCTACCTTAACGAGATCATTGCATTTGCCAAGCTAGTAGCACAGCATGAGCGTGAGGCGTGTGCCGAAGTTTGTAAGAAACACGCTGATGTTTATGCGGGGCTTGAGCAAAACCCAACAACGCAGTCGGCATGGGCGGCTTGTATTGATAACCGTGATGCCATCCGAGCAAGGGGACAAGCATGAGCAAAGGTTTGCTTGACGACATACCAATCTACAACAAAGCCCGCGACGAGGCATGGGGAGCGTTCATCAAACGCAAGGATGTGAAGCACCTAGTCAAGCATGGCTTATTTGACAAAGGCTTTCCCTTGTACGGGGGTTACTACGAACTGTGGTGTCAGGCATGGGATCGTGCATGGACTGCGGGGTTTACAGATGGTTACGATTCTGGATGGGCATCATGCGACTTGCTAACAAAAAAAATTAAGCGGAAGAAAACATGAAGCAACGTGTTTACACGATCGGTGTCGGTGATCAGGTCAGACTGATCCGTGCATCCAACCGCAGACAAGCGATAGCGCATGTGTCATTAGGGATTATGACAATACGAGTCGCCACACAAGAAGACATAATTAATCAACTAGACAAAGGAGTACCTATCGAGAACTACACAGCACCAGAACAAATTGAATTGGATATTTAAACAACACAACTAGATACTTAAACGGAGAGAAAAATGGATCTTGCACAACTGCGGTCTAATTGGGAACATACAAAACAAAATGACGGAGGCCATTGCCCTGTCTGCGATCGGTGGGGAAAGATATACCCACGTGGTATCAACCGAACAATGGCGAGGTCATTGATATGGTTGGCCTCTAGAAGCGAGGCCGGTAACTGGGTGGACGTACCCAACACCGCACCCGCATGGGTGCTACGCTCAAATCAACTGCCCACGCTCAGGTGGTGGGACTTGGTGGAGCGCAATGACTCAGAGAAAAGCCCTGAGAATAAACACTCCGGAATGTGGAGGGCAACGGAGTACGGAAAACAGTTTGCGGCTAACAAAATATCAGCCCCAAGCAAGGTGTTTACATACAATGGTGAGGTGGTCGCCAAAAGCACAAGCCTGTGCAACATCGTCTCTTGCTTTGAGTTCGATTTTGACTACCATGAGGTTTTCAATTCGTTCACCAACTACGATACAAAGTAAGGACTACCATGCCACGCAATTACAAACAAGAGTACGAAAACTACGACGGCACTGAGGCGGTCAAGAAGAAACGAGCGCAGAGAAACAAAGCACGCAGAATGCTTGAAGCAACAGGCGCAGTGCATAAGGGAGATGGCAAAGACGTTGACCACAAAAAACCCCTGAGCAAGGGGGGGACTACGGTCATCAGCAATCTGCGTGCAAAACCGGCGGCTGCCAACCGTTCGTTTAAACGCACATCGTCGGGTGCTATGAAATGAACCAAGCCTTTGTGGAACAATTCCACTTCAACGAATCAACAAGGGTAGCTTGCCCTTATTGTTCGACAGAACGCAAGAAGGCCAATTCAAAAGACATGACCCTAACCCGCAAACAAGACGGTGCGGTTGTGTTTCATTGCCACCATTGCCAAACAAGCGGATCAGTACAACCCCAACAGGAGAGAACATTGTCAGCAGTACCCAACCCAACGATTGTCTCGAACAAGCTAGAGCGTTTACACTACGACTGGCTACAGCAGCGAGGCATTTCTCAACAAACCGCAGACAGGATGAAACTGTTTGCCGCAGAGAAGTATTTTAGTAAGCTTGGTAAAAGCAACGAAGCCATCGGCTTTCCTTACTTCCGCAACGGTGCATTGGTAGCGGCCAAGTACAGATCATTCCCCGACAAAGACTTCACCCAAGACTCAGGCGGTGCACATGATTTCTTTGGCATCGACATGGTCAAGAAAGGCGAGCCTCTGATCATCGTAGAAGGAGAGATCGATTGCTTGACCCTTCTCGAACTAGGCATAGAGAACGTGGTCAGTGTCCCATCAGGTGCTCCGATCAAGGTAGCCGATGGCAAGGTTCTGCCATCCGAGGACAAGAAGTTTGCTTATGTATGGAACGCACGTGAGATTATCGATGCCGCACCCTACGTAGTTCTTGCCACAGATCAGGACAATGCGGGTCAAGCACTCGCAGAAGAACTTGCCCGAAGAATTGGAAAAGAGAAATGCCGTCTGGCCAAGTTTGCAAAGAAGGATTTAAACGAGGTGCATTTAGATGACCCGGCTCGGACGGAGGTGTTTAAAGTCATAGAGTCTGCCGCTGCGTACCCAATTTCTGGAATTTCTGATGCTGGGACGTACTTTGATCGTTTAAATGATCTATACAACAAAGGCACGGGCAAGGGGTTCTCAACGGGTTATTCATCGGTCGATAGCGTTTACACAGTCGCACCAGCACAACTTACAGTCGTCACAGGTTACCCATCATCGGGTAAGTCCAACTTCATTGATCAGATCATGGTCAACCTTGCACGTGACCATGACTGGAAATTCGCAGTGTGTTCATTTGAGAATCAACCTGAGATTCACATCAGCCGCCTCATGGAAATTTACACAAAGCGCAGATTCTTTGAGGGCAAAGACAGGATGTCAGAGGCAGACAAAGACATCGCGTTTAAATTCGTCAAGGATCATTTCTTGTTCATTGATACGAATGGCGAAGAGCCAAGCACATTGGACTCAATCTTGGAGCGGGCACGTGCCGCAGTCAAACGCATGGGCGTGAGAGGGTTGGTCATTGACCCATATAACTATATAGAGTTACCCAAGGGTGACGGCACAGAAACAAATGCCATCAGCGATATGCTGACGAGGGTGCAGAAGTTTTGCAAGGCACATGACGTTCATACTTGGTTCATTGCTCACCCATCTAAGATCACCCGACAGGGTGTAGAGCAACCCCGCCCCGATGGTATGTCGATCGCGGGATCAATGGCTTGGTGGGCAAAGACCGACTGCGGGCTGACTGTCCATCGCAAAGAGCACCACGTTGAGATCGCGGTATGGAAATGTCGTTATCGTTGGGTTGGGACACAAGGGGAAACAACAATGCTTTACAACAAAACCGCAGGAACTTACTCGGAGAATCTCGATGCCTTCTAACAGTTTAAACAAGGGTAGCTCATCTGGTGAGCTTGCAGGTGATCTGGCCAGCAGTCAGCGTTTAAACGCAAACGGCGGAAAAGCAGGAAATCTGGACGCGCAGGCAAATCGTTTAAACAATGACATACGGGAGCATCTCAACGATATGTTTGAGGGCTTGCTCTTTTTGTCAGAGCGGGAATTTGATGCGGCTATCTTGGGGGTTGCAGAGAGAATTGGGATGAGTCCGATCGTTGCCTATGACACGGCTAAGATCCTTGACATTCTGTGCGAGAGGGACGGCATGGAGGGTGACGAGGCCTTAGAGTTCTTTGAGTTCAACATTGCGGGGGCTTACGTGGGTGATCGCACCCCAATTTTCATCGGCCAAATTCATAGCATTTTGTAAAAGAAAAGGGGGCTAAATGCCCCCTGTTTAAACGCCTACAGCAGCCAGCAGCCGCTGCGTCATCTGTTTAAACGTGCATGAAATGCTGCACGCATAATTGTGTCGTACTGACCACAGTAGCGGGGCACTCTGTCCTTCCCCATTTTATAAACTCGGAAACCTTTAGGCGCGGCATACGTGATGTAGGCCTCGCCTGTTTCAATGAATCGCTCATGGTTCATAAGGTCAATGATGTTCCCGTGTTTGTAAGCGGCTTTGAGGAAGTCAGGTGCATGATGGGTAATGGCTTTAACCTTGAACATCAATGCACTTCGCCCGATGGGGGACGCATCATTAGTTCCATTTCAAAAGTGACACCCATCACCTCCAAAATATCCTCTTTTGATACGTTATTCGTCACGGCCAAGGCCGCTGAGGCCTTGAGCAGTAGACCAAGGGTTTCCCTACCATCAACGTCATTGCCTCCGATCCATTCAATCAGCCCCGCATAGGCCTTGTATATCTTCTCGAATTCGTGGTCTTTGGGGGTTCTAATCTTCATGGCTCTTCTCCATGTAGGCCACCAAGGCCATGGCCTCAGCGTTGCCGTGCATCTTCTGAATAATCTCGAACATCTGCGGGGCGATCGCTATCAGTCGGGCATTAGCCCTCTGAGTCGCTATGGGGGTGTTCTTGCTGAAACAGTCGGCCACGATCGGAATGCCGTGGTCACCCTCATATCCCCACACTGAGTTACTGGTCGTCAGGCCTCTGCGGCCTACAGTCCAAGGGTGAGATGTAATGTGTTTAAACATATCAAGGCCTCCAATAAAACAAGTCAAGCAGTAAAACAATCATACCGATCAAGAACACGGCACGTTCTATTTTGTCCCATAGTGAGTGGTTCATTTGGCATCCCTCAAAGCTTGGAGGTAGCCCTCAACCCATAGCATCCGATCATCATCGGATAATTCGGAGTCATCCTCATAATTCAGCTTCTCCCATTCATAGAATGCGGCATTGGCCTTGCTCCAGTTTGTTTGCCCCTCTGAGGGCTTCTCAAGCCCCCACGCGAGGGCACTAGCTTCTACAAAGGTGTCGAATAGGTTATCGCCCTTGTCATCGCAAAGGTAATCGCCATTGGGCAGTTGCACCATGTAGCCGTCATTGGTCTTGATAATTTCTCTCATTGCTTTTCTCCATCATTGTTTAAACGTATAACGCGCAGTACGTCTTTTGCAAACTGCACGTCAAGGTGTACGTGCTCGATCCAAGAGCCGTCATCGATGTATCGATCAGCCGACTCGGCCAAGTTTTTAAGTGCGGTCGTGAGGTAGACCACCCGCTCGCGGTCAGTCATTGGTCACCTCGCTCACTGAGTCGATAGACCAATCGCCACCGATGCCCTGATCCACAGGGATAAAAGCGCCTCCATCCATGGCCTTGGCTATGGTGTAGGCTTCGTCTTCGCTATTGGCCTCTACGTGCTCGAAAAAGTACGTAGTCAGCGAGGCAATCACTTTGTAGGTTTTCATGTCCATTGCTCCACGTCAGTTACTGTTAATTCAGTGACAAGCATTCCCTGAATTTCCACTTTATCTAGGGCTGAGGCCTCGGCCTCCTCTCTACTGGCGGCATCAATGACAATGTCAACGTAACCCTCCACGGCCACTGAGACGGTGTAGGTTTTTGTTTTGCCTTGCTCGGCCAGTCTGCGCTCATTGGCAACCCATAGAGCGGAATAATGTGCGTCTAGTCCTTGCATTACTCTTCTCCTTTTAAAATTTCTTCGTCTAAGCTTTCGGTGACTACGTAGCCTTTGCTCTCACCCAACTTTTCCAGTGCGGGTAGGCAAGCCATATAGGTTTCTTCGCTATCAAATCGAGCGACTACGTGAGCACCCGCTTTGGCTTCAAAATAAACAGTGACCATGATTTGGCTCTCCTGTTTAAACGTTAATGTTGTAGTCGCCATTGGTGCGGAGGTCGTCCATCTCATCGAGGTAACGCTCGATCTCCTCGCGCAGATAGTCGGGCAAGGTCGGGGCGAGGTCTTCGGTCGCGCCATCGTTCCAAGTGACAATCAATTTGCAGTCCACGATCGCGTGGGTGAATTTGCTATGTGGCTCACGTTTCATAATTTTGCTCCTAGTGTTTAAACGGTTATCTTCTACTACGGTCATCAAGGGGAAAGCCCCCCTCAGGCGGCAAGCTTAAGCTTGGTGAATGTGACACGTCCAAGGTCTTCCAGTGAATCAATTTGGACGTTGTTGGGATAGACGTGGGACACGTCAGCATTGATGCCAATGCCGATCGTGGTCACGCCTAGGCGGGCGGCTGAGGCCACTTGAGCCTTAGCCTGTTGAATGTCGCCTTGGCCGTCAGTCAGCACAAAGCAGATACGTCTTTGCTCAGGCCGCTTGTAGAGCATCTGATGCACGTGCGCGAGGGCGGTCGCATCATCAGAGCCGCCTTGGCCGTCTATGTGCTCCAACATGGTGATGGCCTTGCGGTAATGCATTGACCAAGGCTTGAGTACTGAGGTGTAGTCGTCAAAGGTCACAAGGGAGGTCGCCACTTGAGCCGCTGACAGGGTTTCAAGCAAGGCCGCACACACTGGGGCGGCTGAGGCCATGCGGGTTGTGCGGGGCTTGCCAAAGCCCGTGCTGATGCCGTCATACATCGAGCCTGATACATCAAGCAAGATCACCACGGCAGAGTCGATGCCCTCCTCTTCATACCTACGCTGAAACAGGTTTTCGCTGATCGAGTGCTTGGTCAGTGCTCTGACGTTTAAACGGCCTGTCTTGAGGTTGCGCTCGAATGATTCACAAGCGGTATTTTCGAACAGGCGTTTTACTTCATAGCGTAATTTTGCGGGGATCATGGTTCAACCTTTCAAAGCAAATCGTTTTTCATCGCCCACGTGATAGGCATCACGCGCCAAGCGGAACTGTGCAGAGTAAGTGCCTTGCGACTCAGTGCCACGAGGGGCGGTGTTGCGCGGCTCTACAGGCTCGGCATAGACGCGAACAGGGGGACGTGCTACCCCTCCCCCGCCTTGGCCGTCATCATCGCCCTCGCCCTCTCCTTCACCTTCGCCTTCGCCTTCACCCTCGCCCTCGGCATCGCCTTGGCCTTGGTCGCCTTGCTCATCGCCTTGGTCGCCTTGGCCGTCTTCGCCCTCGCCATTGCCCTTGTCGCCTTGCTCGCTTTCTTCGCCATCGGTTGGCTCGCCATCATCACAGGGCTGACCATCATCCGCGCCTTCCTCTTGAGGTTTGTCAGAGGGGCGGCCACGTGGGGGCGGCTCAGGGTTCACAGGCGGCTGAGGGGGCGGCTGATCAACAACCATCAATTGCTCATACACCCACACGGCCACGGCCAAGGTGTCGTAAGAATCATTGCACTGGGCAGTGCGCTTGACGGCCTCAGTAAAGATGGGCTTCAAGCCCTTTGCCATTGGCACTTTCACAGTCGCATGAGGGCGGGCATGAACGGCCAAAACAAAGGGGTACTGCGCGGGATCTGACCAATCAATTTTCGAGCCATCGCGTTGGACGTGCTCAAGGGCTTGCGTTGTCATGTCGTCAATCAACGTGCCCAGTAACTCGGCAATGTTGCCAGTGAGGTTTGCGTTGATGGCCTTGGACTCGATCCAAGCGTCCTCGATGGCATTGTGAAGTTGATCAATGTACTGGTTTGCACCGCGCACGTTGAAGTTGGTGTACTTGCGGTGAAGCAGTTCATGGATCACAAAACCCACATACTTGGCAAGATCTTTGCGGGTGAGGATCGCGTCATCACGCACGTTCGCCAAGCGGATCTTGCCGCGCGAATTGATGGCCGCAGTTTGAGTGCCATCAGTCCACTCGATGGTCACGTCAGGCAGTGACAAGGCCGCGCAGATTTTGTGCGCGAACAGTGCCACTGCGGGGCGGAACTCATAACCAAAATATTTGTTTTTCATGTTTAAACACTCCTATTAAATTAACTTGCTGATCAGCTTTTCATCGATGCATGAAAGCTTGATTGACTCCAACACTGGGGCTGACTCAGAGGGCTGACGTGCGGCCACTGTGGTCTTCCATGCCTCACCCACAGGCATCACCTTCACGGCACGTATAAAGGCCATCACAGAGCGAATTGAGGGGGCTTCCACAATGTCCCCATCCTGAGCCTTAGAACGCGCCACGTTGATGGCTCTGAGCACGTGCTCGGCCAAGCGGGGGTCGCACCCTGTGCGGTTGACCACGGCCTTGGTTTCCAAGTCGATGGGCATGAACGTGAAAGGGACAATGCGGGAGAACCGATCGAGGGTTGCTGAGTTCATCGCGTTTGTGCCTGAGTAGCGGCCTGTCTCATCGCCATTGCCGAATGTATTGTCAGCCCCAAAGATCATCACGCCCTGAGCCTTGCGGTGAGTCATGCCGCCATAGTTCACCACGGCATCAGCTTCCAAAAAGCCGTTCAATGTGGCAAGGTTTCCCGCCTTGGCAAAGCTGATCTCATCGAGCAGAATCACAGTCGCGGGGGACACGTAGGCCTGTAGGAAGTCACCACGTTTAAACACTGATGAACCTTGCTCCAAGGCCTGTGCTCCCGCATAGTCGTCAGCAGTGGTTTGCTGATGGAAGTTATAGCGCACGTAGGGACGGCCTGTGCGAGCCGCCCACTGAGAGGCGGTCTGACTCTTGCCAGTGCCTTTATCGCCTCCCATGAACGTGTTTTCGCCTGTCTCTTGAGACAAAATCAAGTGACGCAAGATGGCCTCTTGCCACACAAAGTGGGGATCGATGGGAGGGGCAGACTGTGCGTTGTAAATGTCAACCATCATTGGGTTGCCCTTCATGTCGCGCAGATCAATGCCGAAAACGTCAACGCAAGGCAGACGGTCAACCTTATGGACTGCGGTCATGGCCGCCACTGCGGCATGAGAGCCAGTGGCTTCTACGGCCTCGGCAAAGGGCTTGAATGCATCGGCCACGGCCTTGGTCACTTGCGCTTGCACTGAGGCGGTATCAACGCCCTGAGCGGGGCGGTTGACAATGGTCTTCACCTCATCGATCAACTCTTTAACCACGCTCTCAAGGTTGCCCGCCATGTTCTCAGCCTTGATGCCGACTCGGAGGGCATCGAGTGCCACTGTCTCAGCACGTGCGGCCACTTTGCTTGCGGCCTGTACCAAGGCGGGATCAACGGCCTCGGTTGCGGTGATGGCCGCCTCAGGGGCGGCTTGGATCATCTCAAGGGTGATCGATCCATTGAGCACCATGTCAGCGAGCACTTCCATGGCCTCGGTTTTGTTGGCCATGGGGCGGTTGGCGAATTGGAGCATTGCTCCATTGAGCACAGTGTTTTTGACACGTGCAATTTGCAGTCTGATGTTTTGAGTTGTTGCCATGATGAGTCTTTCCTACGTTTAAACGAGTGCCAAGGTATCGCCACAGGGGCAGATGGGGAGGCGGGGGTTGCCATAAGGATCAAATGCCCACTTAGCCGTCAGGCGAACGGTGTATGAACACGATGGGCATGAGGCCTTGAGCATTCGAGTGCCTTGAGTCTTACGCGCAGATAGATCCAAGGGGGCATGAGGGTACTCTCCCAACCCCTCAATGATTGACCCATAAGCGGCCATAAACGTGGGAGCACCGATCGTGGCTTTCCATGAGTTGGTCGCGGGTATCAAGAGCATGGCCTCAGCAAGCTTGCGAAAGTTCACGCCATGATTCATGCATCCCTTGGCGGTGTGGCACAGTTCATGGATCAGCACATCAAAGACACGTGCGGGGTCAGCCAAAGTGGGGCTGATGAAAATTTCAAAGTGGCCGTCACTTGAGCGGGTGTCAGCCCAACACTCACCGATCGCGCCACTGCGCTTGGCATTAGAGGGCAGAGCGCATGACACGCGAATAGCCAAAGGGAGGGTGTGGCCGTTGGCAGAGAATGAGGGGCGTAGTTCCTCAACTGCGGCCTGTAGGTAGGTTTCTCTCTCAGTGTGAATCAGCATTTTCAAGATCCTTTTTAAGCACTACCAAAATCGGTAGAACCCCGATTTAAACACAAATGATATTGGGGGCACAAGCCCCCTGATATTTAGTTGACTAAGTTGTAGGGTTATTACAAAACAGGGTTTTCTAGGCAATCAATAAAGAAATCAGGCGCGCACGCGCGTAGCACGATGCGTGCCAAGAGGCTAAAAATGGCCTGTTTTTGGGCGTGGTTTAAAAACAACAAACCGCGTATACGAGGCGATCGGGAGGCGGGTGAGGGTAGGGTAGCCACTTTGGAAAACGGACGCTTCTAGGGGTCTTAAAATCGATCCTAGAGGCCATAGGGTTAACCCTGATTTTGTGGATAACTACCCCGTTTTTGTCCACATTTTGTGGGGATAACTTTTAGTCTGCTGTGGATAACGTGGGTAAACCCTAACTGCACCAAAATGAATAACCTGTGGATAAGTTTTAGGGTTATCCACAGGCTTGGATAACTTGTGGATAACATATAATGCGAACAGTTCACGTATTGAACTAAGTGAATATTAATTGAACTGCACAGTCACAATTTGGAGGCGGGGATCATGGGCAAGACCACAAAGGCTGAGTATCAGGCGGCATTGGCCGAGGCGGGGGATCACTGGGAGAAACAGAGCGCAGTCGAACAGAGCGAAGCGGAACAGTTTGCCCATGCTCTAGCACGTAATGCTCCAAAGCCTAGGAGGAGAGTAGATGGACTACCAGTGGCAAGTGAGCATAGGAGAGGGCAACCCTTGACCATAGGTCAGCAAAGGTTCATAGCGGGTGTTATCAGAGGGCAGAGCCTGCGATCCAGTTACCGAGAGGCCTTTCAGAATGACACTGGAAGCGATGCAAGCATCAGCGCATCAGCCAACAAGCTTATGAAAGATCCAAGGGTGCAAGAGGCCTTAAAAGAGGCATGGGGAGAGACGATCGAGCACCTAGTAGATGACGTTGTGGCGAGTAAAAGGTATGTGCTCAAGGGACTGCTTGCACTAAGCAAGAGCGGCAAGCAAGAGGGCACTCAATTAAAAGCCCTTGAACTGATGGGCAAAGCCTGTGGCCTGTTTACACCAACAGAGGTGCAAGACAAAGCACCAGTGACCGCAGACCAATTAAAGCGGGAACTTGCGGGGCACTTGAAGCTATTGCGTGGTGAGGTTGCATCAGTGCAAGACGTGGAAGCGACATCGTTTAAACAGAGGGGGTAGGCTTGTGATGTGTGTGTATGTGTGCGCCCCACCGCCCCCGTACCCCCCATGCAGGCCGTTGACCACCCGCCCGTCTATTACGCTCTATTCCACTCTTCCCAACATTTCTCCACAAACACCCCCCCCCATCCAATCCAAATCGCCAACCCCCCCCCTATATATATTTTCGTTTAAACAGTTGCGAACGTTCTCATTATCGTTTAAACTGTGTGTGTTGGTGGTAGCGTAATAGGAAACCTGTGCGCGAAGGATTGGGAGAACCCGGTCGCCATCAACACCTACACGCATGGGGATTGGTTACAAGTAACACAATGGTTAGTTCGCTGACTTGGATGTTGCGCCAGTCTCCAGCCGTGTTGGTGGCTGTGCAACCAAGCACGAGGCGCTCATGGGCTAGTGGTGGGGTAGCCGTTCAACTCGGCAACCCGGCGCTGTTGGGATGCCACCAACATCTTTAAAGGACTGAAATGAAACGCAGAGATTTCTTAGCTTCATTGCTTGCAGGTGCAGCAGCGACAGTGCTGCCTGCGGGAGCCTTTGCTTCTAACACCGTGTGGAATACCGCAACCCTGACGGGTATGCTTGAGAACATGTTTGCTTGTCAAATGGGGCCGCCATGGGCGTTCTTTGAGGTGACGGCTGCTGGGAAAATCCTAACGCCCAATGAAAAGCTCAGTGTGCCAATCAACCGGTACATCTACGAGACTTACGTAGCTGCTGTTAAAGGTGGCACTGCCGAGGAGGCTGAGGCAAAGCTTGCCAAGCATTTCTATGAGCAGTTTGAAAAGGTTCCTGCGGGGCAATTGGTTTGGAGAACTAAACCAACCTTCTCAAGTCATGAGGTGGTGGAGTTTGGTGAGACTTGGCTGACCAGCGAGGCCATAGAGGATTCAAATGAAAAAGCTCCTTTCATGCCGCAGGGGGTTGAGTATGACTTTGCTACTGGCAATTACCGGTTTGTCAAAGAGAAGTACACCCTTCATAAGATGAGAATGCGACTGGTGCTGCCTGACGTGTACGACGAAGAAGCACCTGCCATTGCAAGTTTGTTTAAACCTGAAGGCAATCCTGTGGTTGTAAATGTTGTTTAAACATGACCAAGCATCGCCAGTTAGTACTAGACTTCATACGTGCCTACATCAGGTTGCACGGAGTTCCTCCGTCCTATGAAGTTATTGCTAAAGGAATTGGATTGAGTTCTAAGTCAAACGTTCACCGGATTGTTCATCGTCTGAAGGAAGATGGCCATTTGACCATCCGGCCTTATAAGTTTCATTCGATCAAGTTGGTGGACAAGTCTGTCAAAGAGATGGCTGCGCTATGAGTCTATTAACCCACGCAGAAGTTAAAGACTACATGGAGGCTTTGGACAATCCAAAGATTGATGCCGGGACGAGAAGTAAGATCAAGACGTTGATTGAGATGGACAAGGTTGAGAAGTCCAAGGAATCATTCTTGTTCTTTGTTAAGCAGATGTGGCCTGTGTTTATCTCTGGTAAGCACCATGCAATCATGGCAGATGCTTTTGAAAGGGTCGCTAGGGGCGACCTTAAGAGGTTGATTATTAATATGCCCCCTAGGCATACCAAGTCTGAGTTTGCTTCTTATCTGCTGCCGTCGTGGTTCTTGGGTAAGTTTCCTGAGAAGAAGATCATTCAGACTGCACACACCGCAGAATTAGCTACCGGATTTGGTCGAAAGGTTAGGAATCTTGTCTCCTCAGAGAATTATCAGAAGGTATTTGACACAAAGCTATCGAGTGATTCGAAAGCCGCAGGTCGCTGGAACACTAACATGGGCGGTGATTACTTCGCTATCGGTGTTGGCGGCGCTGTTACAGGTAAGGGCGCTGATCTATTGATCATTGATGACCCTCATTCTGAGCAGGAAGCTAAACAGGGTAACCCTGCGGTGTTTGATAATGTCTATGAGTGGTTCACATCTGGCCCGCGCCAGCGTTTACAGCCGGGTGGAGCCATCATCATTGTGATGACTCGCTGGTCAAAACGTGACTTAACAGGCCAAATTCTCAAAAACGCAGGAAAAGACGGTGTAGATCAGTGGGAAATCATTGATTTCCCGGCAATCATGCCATCTGGTGTGCCTTTATGGCCTGCTTTTTGGGCAAAAGACGCGCTAGAAGCGCTCAAAGCAGAGCTTCCAGTCTCTAAATGGGAAGCTCAATATCAACAAAACCCCACATCTGAAGAAGGCGCGATCATTAAGCGCGACCAATGGTCAATTTGGGAAAAAGATACTGCTCCTGCATGTGAATACATCATCCAATCTTGGGATACAGCCTTTGAAAAGAACAATCGGGCTGACTATTCAGCCTGTACAACATGGGGTGTCTTCCAACACCCCAATAAACACGGAGATATGAGGCCTAACATCATTCTTTTGGATGCGTTTAAACAACGTATGGAGTTCCCAGAGCTTAAGAAGATGGCTTTGGAACTTTGGCAGGAATGGGAGCCGGATACATTAATCGTTGAGAAGAGGGCCGCAGGCGCTCCGTTGATCTATGAGATGCGAAAGATGGGAATCCCTCTGTCTGAGTTTACACCGGGTAAAGGAAACGATAAGATCTCGCGTGTAAACGCAATCTCCGATCTGTTTGCTTCAGGTGTTGTCTGGTGTCCAGAGACTCGTTGGGCTGAAGAAGTGATGGATGAACTGGCCTCCTTCCCTAACGGCGATCATGACGACCTTGTTGACTCTTCAAGCCAAGCTCTGATGAGATTCCGTCAAGGAGGATTCATTACCATCGAATCAGATGAGCCGGATGAACCCGTATATCGCAGACGCATGGAATATTATTAAGGACTCACATGAGTATCGACAAAGCAATCAGCCAAGCCCCTATGGGTCTTTCCGAACTTCTTGAGGACATTGGCGTGGACGTTGAATTAGACGATCCCGTCATCATTGAAGAGGAAAGCGTTGAGATTATCCTATCGCCTGACTCAGACTACGACAGTGATTTTGATGACAACCTCGCAGAAATCCTAGATGAAGGCACATTAGGCAAGATTGCTTCTGAACTGGTGGAGCTTGTAGAGGCTGACATCATGTCCCGCAAAGACTGGGCTGAAAGCTTTGTCAAAGGCTTGGAAGTTTTGGGAGTTAACTACGAAGAACGTACAGAACCATGGAACGGAGCCTGCGGGGTTTACTCCACAGTCTTGACTGAAGCTGCAATTAGGTTCCAGTCTGAGTCCATCATGGAGACATTCCCTGCCGCTGGCCCTGTCAAGACAGAGATCATCGGAGCGATTGACCGCCTGAAGGAAGAAGCAGCCGACCGAGTTCAGGCTGACATGAACTTTAAGCTGACCGAGGAAATGCCTGAGTACCGCCCAGAGCATGAGCGCATGTTGTACTCCTTAGGTCTGGCTGGCGCGGCATTTAAGAAGGTCTACTACGACCCAGCCCTTGAGCGTCAGGTCGCAGTCTTTATCCCTGCCGAAGACATGATTGTTCCGTATGGAGCTTCTAATCTTCAGAACGCAGAACGTGTTACTCATGTGATGCGTAAGACCAAGAATGAAATGCGCCGCCTACAAGTCAGCGGTTTCTACAGAGACATTGACCTTGGCGAGCCTGTTCAGTACCTATCTGATATTGAAAAGAAAAAAGCTGACCAGCAAGGCTACAAAGCGACTGATGACGATAGATTCCAACTCTTGGAAGTCCATGTTTACTGGGACTTAGAAGGGTTTGAAGATGAAGACTCTGAGGGAGAGCAAACAGGTATTGGCCTGCCTTATGTCATCACAATTGATCGCGGCACTAATAAGGTTCTGGCTATCCGACGTAACTGGATAGAGAACGACGGCAAGAAAGCCAAACGTCAGCATTTCGTAGATTACTGCTATATCCCCGGCTTTGGTTTCTACGGCATGGGTTTGATCCACATCATCGGTGGCTACGCCCGTGCAGGCACATCTTTGATCCGTCAGTTGGTAGACGCAGGTACTCTGGCCAACCTCCCCGGAGGTTTGAAAGCCCGTGGCGCTCGCATCAAGGGTGACGATACACCCATCCAACCGGGTGAGTTCAGGGACGTAGATGTCCCAAGTGGTGTCATCAAAGATAACATCATGACGCTGCCTTACAAAGAGCCAAGCGGCACTTTGTTAACTTTGTTAGATCGCATCACAGAAGAAGGCCGCCGTCTAGGTTCTATCTCTGACATGAAGATCTCTGACATGAGCGCTAACGCGCCAGTCGGTACAACTCTGGCCTTGTTAGAAAGAACCTTGAAGACCATGGGCGCAGTACAAGCCCGTGTCCATTACTCGATGAAGCAGGAGTTTAAACTCCTCAAGAGCATCATCAGAGACTACTCGCCTGCCGAGTATGAGTACGATCCACAAGGCAACGACCGCCAAGTTAAGCAGTCTGACTACGACCTAGTTGAAGTCATTCCTGTATCTGATCCCAACAGTTCCACAATGGCCCAAAGGATCATGCAGTATCAGGCTGTGATCCAGTTGGCTCAGGGTGCTCCGCAGATCTATGATCTGCCATTGCTGCACCGCCAGATGATTGAGGTTCTGGGTATCAAGAACGCAGACAAACTGATCCCCGGCGCAGAAGATCAGACACCTAAAGATCCGATCAGTGAGAACATGGCATTCCTCAACGGAAAGCCAACCAAAGCATTCATTTATCAGGATCATGAGGCGCACATTGCAGCGCACACATCCTTCATGCAGGATCCAATGATTGCCGCTCAGATTGGTCAAAACCCAATGGCACAGAAGATTCAAGCGTCAGCGATGGCTCACATAGCAGAACACTTGGCGTTCTTGTACCGCAAGAAAGTCGAAGAGCAGGTCGGAGTTCCTCTCCCCGCTCCAGATGCCAAACTACCAGAAGACGTGGAAGTTCAATTGTCCCGTCTGGTTGCCCAAGGCTCCGCCCAGTTACTCCAGCTTAACCAAGCTCAACAGCAACAACAGCAAGCCCAGCAGCAAGCACAAGATCCGCTCATCCAGATGCAACAAGCTGAACTCCAGCTTAAGGGTCAGGCCGAGCAGACCAAGGCGCAGAAAATTGCCGCCGATATTGAAATGGCAAAAGCCAAACTCGAACTTGAGAACAAGCGGATCGACACGCAGGCTCAACTCGACATGGCTCGTATCCAAGCGCAGGAAAAACAACACAACCAAAAGGTTCAAGTTGACCTGTTTAAACGAGGAGCATAACTATGTATGAAGGTCAGAGTTTTAAATATCTTTTAACTGATCTTCAAGAGAAGGAGAAAAACCTTCTTGAAAGTCTTGGAGGTGGGGCAGCGCAAGATTACCCCGCCTATCGAGAGATGTGCGGGCAAATTCGAGGTCTACTGTACGCACAGTCTTTAATCAATGACCTTGTTCGAAAACTTGAAAGATATGAAGATGACTGAATTCGATGTCAGTGCAGTGGATTTAGCTGGTGTACTTAACAAATCATCAGAGGAAAAGGCAAAACAAGTGCCCGATCCAGCCACATACCATCTCCTCTGTATGCTTCCGAAAGCAGAAGAAGAGCTTGGTGAATCCGGTTTGTTGTACAAAACCGCTACCATGATGCATCATGAGGAGCTTCTTTCTCCCGTGTTGTTTGTGGCAAAAATGGGGCCTGATGCGTTTAAAGACGAAAAAAGGTTTCCTTCTGGCCCATCCTGCAAGGTTGGCGACTTCATCATTACCCGCCCTAACAGCGGTACACGGATGAAGATTCATGGTACTGAGTGGCGTTTGATCAATGACGATAGCGTAGAAGCTGTGGTTCAAGATCCTCGCGGTATTCAGCGCCCCTTCTAAGGAGCAACCATGGCAGAATTAGACAAGACAGAATATGAGTTTCCCGATGAAATCGAGGAAAAGCAGTCTCGTTTAGGTAGTAAGGTTGTAGAACCTGAGCCTGAAGAGAAGGTCGTAGACGAACCTGAGATAGAGATCGTTGACGACACACCGGATGAAGACCGTGGCCGAAAGCCCATGGAAACCCCTCCACAAGAGCCAACCGACGAGGAACTGGCTGCATATTCCCAGCGTGACCGCAACAAACTTCGTGAATTTACGAAGGGCTATCACGACGAACGCAGAGCTAAAGAAGCTGCGATCAGGGAAAAAGAAGAGGCTATTCGCATTGCTCAAGCAGTTTATGAAGAGAATCAAAAACTCAAAAGCAATGTGCACAGCAGTCAAAGTGCCCTGCTAGAGCAGGCTAAAAAAGTTGTTTCGCAAGAGGTTGAAGAAGCCAAGCGCCGCTACAAATCAGCATATGAGTCAGGAGACGCAGATGCCCTTGTACAGGCTCAAGAGGACTTAACCACTGCCAAGATGAAGGCAGAGCGTGTAAACAATTTTAAGCCTACCCCTTTACAGGAAGAAAAAACTGTTGTACAACCCGCATATCAGCAAGCACCTCGCGTTGATACTAAAGCTGTTGAATGGCAACAAGCCAATAAATGGTTTGGTACTGACAAGGAAATGACCGGATTCGCTCTGGCGGTGCATGAAAAGCTGGTTAACGACGAGGGTTTAGATCCTCAGAGTGACGAATACTACAGACGCATCAACGGTAGAGTGCGTCAAGTGTTTCCAGATAAGTTTGAATCTGCGGAACCCGCTGATACGACGCAGCGTAGGAAATCAAACGTTGTTGCTTCTGCGACACGCAGCGTGGCTCCTAAAAAGATCACGTTGTCTGCATCAGAAGTGGCTATTGCCAAGCGGCTAGGCCTTCCTCTGGAACGCTATGCTCGTGAGGTTGCGATATTAAGAAGGAAAGAAAATGGCTGAACAAATTCGTGAAAAAAGAGCTACAGAGTCCCGTGCAAGTTTTGAGCGTCCTTCGAAATGGATGCCCGCTTCGTTGCTGCCAGATCCCGAACCAGAAGCTGGTTGGAATTTCCGGTGGATTCGCCTTGCTAATTTAAACAATCCTGATCCGTCAAATATTTCCTCCAAATTACGCGAAGGTTGGGAGCCTGTTAAAGCCTCAGATCAACCCAAACTCCAACTGTTAACCAACCCTAACGGTCGCTTTCCAGATGGAATTGAAATTGGTGGACTGTTGCTTTGCAAGACCCCTTCTGAGTTTGTTGAACAGCGGAACGCCCACTACCAGAAAATTTCTGATGGGCAGATGCAGTCAGTAGACAACACCTACATGCGCGAAAGTCATCCTAAGATGCCTTTGTTCAAAGAACGAAGCTCTGAGGTAACTTTCGGAAGACGGTAATTAAATTTTTTGGAGACTTAAATGTCAACTACCAATGCTCCTTATGGGCTACGTCCCATCAATCGTAACGACGGTATGCCTTATGCCGGTGCTACGAGTCAGTTCTTGATTGACCCAGCAGGCCTTAATTCCAACTTGTTCTACGGACAAGCTGTTCTTATCAATGCTAACGGTTATATCGCTTTGTCCACCGCCACCGGCGCAGACTTAACTACCAACAACCTTGGTGGCGACAGTATGGGTGCTTGGGGTGTTTTTGTTGGTGCATCCTACATCAACTCACAAGGTCAACAGATTTACGGCCAGTACTATCCCTCCGGCACAACCGGCGTGGTGACTGCATACGTGATCACTGACCCTAACGTTACTTTCCAAGCTCAATTGGATGGTCAAGTTACTCAAGCCGCTCTTGGCGCAAACACCTTCTTTGCTGCTGCACAGTCTACTTCTACAGGTTCTACCCGTACAGGTAACTCTACCAGCGCCTTGGAGAGCACAGTTGTAACGACTGCCGCTGCGTTCAAAATCATTGGTTTCGCCTCTCCATTGACTGACAGCTTCACTGAAGTGTTTGTTAAGTTCAATCCCGGCGCTTCTGCTTTCACTAACGCCGTTGGCATCTAAGGAGCTAAATCATGGCTATTTCACGCGCACAACTACTTAAAGAGTTGCTCCCCGGCCTGAACGCTTTGTTCGGTCTTGAGTATGCACGCTACGGCGAAGAGCACAAAGAAATCTACGAAACAGAGACTTCTGAGCGTTCTTTTGAAGAAGAGACAAAACTGTCAGGCTTTGCTGCTGCACCAGTCAAAAACGAGGGCGCTGCCATCGCTTATGACAATGCACAGGAAGCATTCACTGCACGTTACACCCACGAAACCATTGCGATGGGCTTCTCCATCACAGAGGAAGCTGTGGAAGATAACTTGTATGACAGCTTGTCTTCACGTTATACCAAGGCTTTGGCCCGTGGTATGGCTTACACCAAGCAGGTTAAAGCCGCTTTTGTGTTGAACAACGCCTTCACTGGCGGCCCAACATACGGCGACGGCGTGGTGCTTTGCTCTACCGCTCACCCCTTGGTTTCTGGTGGCACTAACAGTAACACTCCCGCTACTCCTTCCGATTTGAATGAGACTTCTCTTGAGAATGCCGTTATTCAGATCGCTGCTTGGACAGACGAGCGTGGTTTGCTGATTGCTGCTAAACCTAGAAAGTTGATTGTTCCGCCTGCTTTGATGTTCGTGTCTACACGTTTGCTTGAAACCGAACTCCGTGTTTCTACAGCCGACAATGACATTAACGCATTGAAGAATAACGGTTCAATCCCTGAAGGTTATACCGTCAACCACTATCTGACAGATCCAAATGCTTGGTTCCTGTGTACAGATGTGCCTAACGGTTTGAAGCATTTTGTACGTACCCCCATGTCTACAGGCATGGACGGTGACTTTGATACCGGCAACGTCCGTTACAAAGCCCGTGAGCGTTACAGCTTCGGCGTATCTGATCCTTTGGGCATCTTCGGTTCACCCGGAGCCTAATAGGAAAAAAAAGAAAGGGGCTTCGGCCCCTTTTTTTGTTGCATTGGTTTAAACAGAGTGGTATAAACATGTTAATCCGGGCTTATCCGGTGCATTAGACAGTCCCGGCTGACGACATACAGACTGATGCACTTAACTTGTATGTAAGGAATACATCATGGCACGTACTACGTTTCAAGGCCCAGTTCGTTCATTGGGCGGCATTTATCAACAAGGCCCAGCGTCTATTGTTGACATCACAACAAGCACCACATTAAGCCCAGAAGCTCACGGCGGTCGTATCATCGCAGTTGGCGGTTCTTTGGCCGCAGCAGTCACTTTGACTTTGCCAGCAATCAACGTTTCAACAAACTCTGTTACATCTGGCCCCGGTCAAGACCCAAGCACAGCTAACAACGAAGGCGTTGTTTACACAATCTGGGTTCCCACTACCATCTCTACAAGCTCTTTGAAGATTGGTACTAACGGCACTGACAAATTTGTTGGTTCTTTGATTTCTGTTGATACAGATACATCTGGCGCAGTTGTTGGTTTTACAGCCGGAGCATCTAACGATTTCATTAACTTGAACGGCACAACAACTGGTGGCGTGGCAGGAACATGTATTCAAATCGTTGCAATTGCAGCTAACAAATACATGGTTCAAGGCCAATTGCTTGGTTCTGGCATTGTCGCCACACCTTTCGCAGATTCCTAATCAACCCAAGGGGCTTCGGCCCCTTTTTTAAAGGAGATTGATTATGATGCAAACTGACGTTAAGCAAGGGCATTTAAACCAAAGTGGTTTTTTTGTTCTTGGACGAAATCGCGTTAAAGGCATTTCGTTTTTTGGTTCTGGCACGGATGGCACTTTAGTGTTGTTTGATACCGCTTCTGTACCTGTAACGGCTAGTGTTACTTATGCTCGCTCTGGTACAACTGTGACGGTGACAAAGACTGCTCACGGCTTGTCTACAGGCGCTGTTGTTGGTATTCACTTTGACAGCAATACAAGTCAATCAGCAACTGATGGAAATTACACTATCACTCGCACAGGCGCGGATACATTTACGCTAACAGACATTAACACCGGAACAATTACTTCTACTGCGGCTTCGTATGTAAGTGGCGGCGGTCGGTGGCTGATGACTTACGAAATAGACGGCACTGATACTTTTAGTAATGCACCCGTTATTCCGGGCGAAGGTGTGTTAGCTACTCAAGGTATTTATGCACTGATGACTGCTATTGATTCAGTGCAGATTTATTATGGCTAAGAGTCCAGCATGGCAGAGGAAAGAAGGCAAGTCCGAGAAGGGCGGCTTGAACGCCAAAGGTCGAGCCTCTGCGAAAGCGCAAGGCATGAACTTGAAACCTCCCCAGCCGGAAGGCGGCTCACGGCGCGACTCTTTCTGTGCAAGGATGAGTGGCATGAAGAAGAAGCTGACAAGTGCAAAGACGGCAAACGACCCGGATTCACGGATCAATAAAGCATTGAGGGCATGGAATTGTTAGATCTCAATACCGCTTGGTCTGCCATCCTATCTTTAGTGATTGGATTGTTAGGTTACATGATGAACGAAAAGTTCAGGGAACTGGCACGTGTCACGATCCTGTTGAACAAAACTCGTGAGGAGGTAGCACGTGATAACGTTACTCAAGCAGAAGTTGACCGCATTACAAGTCATATTGACCAACGCTTTAACAAGCTTGAAGAAAAAATTGACCAGCTTATTCGGCAAGGACGATAATGCCAAGTAAAAGTAAAGCTCAACATAATTTCATGGCCGCGATAGCTAATTCGCCATCGTTCGCTAAGAAAGCCGGAGTGCCCATGTCAGTGGGTAAAGACTTTGTAACTGCCGATAAAGGCAAGAAATTTTCTAAAGGTGGCGATATGAAAAAAATGAACATGGGCGGATACGCATCAGGCGGTTTAAACATGGTCAACAAAGGCGGCAAAATGGTTCCTGACTTTGCTGCTGATGGTGTTGGCAAGATGGCTAAAGGCGGTATGGCTCACAAAGACGTAAAGATGGACAAGAAGATGATGCAAAAGGCCGTGAACAAACACGAAGGCCGTTTGCATAAAGGTCAGCCCATGACCAAGTTGGCTGCTGGTGGCGCATTCCGCAAATCAGCTAATGGCATTGCTTCAAAAGGCAAAACCAAGGGCACAATGATTACCATGAACAAAGGCGGCATGGCCTGCTAAGGAGTTGATATGGCTACGAGAAAACCAATGAAGAAGTTTAAACGCTACGATGAGGGTGGCGATGTTTCTGAATCTAGAGCCAAACAACGTGGCCTAGAACTTTCTAACAAAGAAGAGCCTGTTGGCTTCTTTGAGCGTATCCGCATGGGTAACATTGATCAGCCCGGATCAGAAGCATACAACCGCTTTGGCGCTGGCCGTGGTTATGCCAAGACCATGGAAGAAGAGAGTGAAGCCGCTCGCGCACCTATGCGTGCGCCCGCCGCTGCTCCTGCACCTTCTGCACGCCCTATGTCTGATGACATGTATTCGGACTATGGTTCAAGCTCTGGTTCTGGTGCTGCCGGTACAAGCGAAACAATCAAGCCTACTCGTCAGGTGATGACTAAGCCTACATTGCCTGCGTCTAAGCCTACTGCCCCTGCCGCAGCCGCAGTTCCCAGTTTGCGTAACACTGGCCCTATGCGTGGTGACTTGGCAAACAAGCCTGCCACAACCGCTAACTACAGCAATGAAGGCCGTAGCAGACCTGCTCCAGTCGCTCCTGCGAAGCCTTCCATGGATGTGCCCGGCATGAGAGAAAGCGCTAAAACCGCTTTGGCCGATGATCCCACTGCATTGATTGGCGGCGCTGGAGCCGCTGCTGCCGCTTTATTGGCACGTAGCAAGCTGGGCAAAATGTTTAGAGGCGCAAAGAAAGCTGCCGATAAATCTCCGTACCTCAAAGAAATTGGTATGGAACCCAAAAAGCTGACTGGCTCTAAACGTACGGATAGTGAAAGTAAAAAAGCCGATAAAGCATATGACAAACTGAAAAACAGCAAATTCACTAAAAAAAGTGATGATGATGTTACCGATGTTACGGCTAAAAAACGCGGCGGCATGGTTAAGAAGTATGCCTCAGGCGGAATGGTTTCATCTGCGTCTAAACGTGCTGACGGTATTGCCACTAAAGGCAAGACTCGTTGCAAGATTTGCTAAAGGATTAACATGAAACGCAGTGTAAACGACTACGATAAAACCTCAGGTGGCGGTTATCAAATTCCACGCACTCAGACCAAAAGTCGAGATCAAGAAGCGTTGGATTACTTAGGGGGCGGTTTAGGGCTTGCAGGTGCTGCTGCAACCGCAGCAATGGCTATGAGTCCTAAAAGGACAAATGAAGATCGTCGTGAAGCTGCTGAAGCTGCCAAACGTGAATCTGATGCTGCAATGAAGCGTGAAATGCGAGGCGTTCAAAAGCCTGCTAACTTTGATGCAATCGAAGAAGCCAAGCGTGATGCTAAAGATGCACGTGACCGCAAGAAGATTAGCGACATGGGTTACAAAAGCGGTGGCAAAGTTTCTTCCGCATCTAGCCGTGCTGATGGTTGCGCCACAAAAGGTAAAACTAAAGGCACTATGATTACCATGAAAGGCGGCGGCTACGCCTGTTAAATTATGATGGCAAGCCGTGGTATGGGAGCCATGCTCCCCAGCAAAATGCCCAAAGGTGTACGCAAGGGACGTAAGGACAATACCGATTTCACGCAGTATGCTGAAGGCGGTAAGGTCAACGCTGCTGGTAACTACACCAAGCCCGGCCTGCGTAAGCGAATTGTGTCTCAGGTCAAAGCTGCGGCAACTCACGGCACTGGCGCAGGCCAATGGTCTGCTCGTAAAGCGCAACTTGTTGCTAAGAAATACAAAGAAGCTGGCGGAGGGTACAGAGATTGAAAGCTCCTCAGAAATCGCTAAAAGATTGGGGCGACCAGAAATGGCGCACTAAGTCTGGTAAACCGTCAAGCAAGACGGGTGAGCGATATTTGCCTGAAGCAGCAATTAAATCTTTGTCCCCCCAAGAGTATGCGGCCACAACCAAGGCCAAACGTGCTGGTAAAGCATCTGGCAAACAGTTTGTAGCCCAACCCAAAGCAATAGCAAAGAAAACGGCAGGATACAGATAATGGCTAGAAATACACCTTACTTTGACGATCAATCCAAAGGTGGCGGTGGCGCTGCTGTTGGTGGTAGGGGCAATCCTAATGTAACGGCTAACACAGTAGCAGTTAAAAACGCTGAAAAAAATAAAACGTCTGTTGTTGATGAACAGATTAAAATGGAAAAGCTGTTGCAAGCAAAGCGTGAAATTGAAGCCGCTAAAGCTAGACCTGAACGCAAAGAAGCGGCAAGCAAAGCAACAACCAGAGAAGAAGGCGGCGTAAAAATAACCGAATATCCGTATGCCGGTAAAAACGAGTTTAAAAAAGGCGGCAGTATTCGTTCAGCATCCAGTCGCGCAGACGGTATTGCAGCACGCGGTAAAACTCGTGGAAAGATGTATTAAAAATGACAACTACCGGCTCAACCCTCTTTAATCTTGACTTCACGGAAATTGCCGAGGAAGCATGGGAGCGTGCGGGTCGTGAGATGCGTTCAGGCTATGACTTGCGTACAGCACGCAGATCAATGAACCTGATGACCATTGAGTGGCAAAACCGTGGCATCAATATGTGGACGATGGAGCAAGGGTTTATTAACCTGACTCCGGGTCTGGCAACCTATGCGTTGCCGACAGACACAATTGATTTGCTGGAACAGTTGATTCGCACTGGCGCAAATACAGCTTCAACTCAGGCTGATCTGACCATCACCCGTATTAGTGTTTCTACCTATGCCACTATTCCAAACAAACTCCAACAAGCAAGACCAATCCAAGTCTGGGTTCAGAGGTTGTCTGGCGAAGTTAATCCAACAGCTTCGGTGCTTGACGGAGCCATCACTTCCACGGACACCACGCTCACGCTTAACACGGTGGTTGGACTAGCCGGTTCAGGCTTTCTCCGTTTGGGTACAGAAGATATTTACTACACCTACATATCAGGGAATACCCTTGGTGGTGTATTCCGTGGCCAGAACAACAGTACAGCCGCTGCACATGCAGATGGTACTGCGGTGTTTGTTCCTCAACTTCCTGCGGTTACTGTGTGGCCTACGCCAGACAATTCAACGCCATACCAGTTTGTTTACTGGAGACTGCGCCGAGTCCAAGATGCTGGCGCTGGTATGGAGACAGCAGACATGAACTTCCGCTTCCTGCCTTGTTTGGTTGCAGGCCTAGCCTACTACATTGCCATGAAAGTGCCTGAGTTGCAGGGACGTTTGGACATGCTCAAGGCCGCATACAACGAGCAATTTGATCTTGCCGCTGGTGAAGACAGGGAAAAAGCTGCTGTTAGATTTGTGCCCCGTCAGATGTTTATTGGTGGGAGTATGTAATGGGTAACCGATTTGCATCCGGCAAGATAGCGATTGCTGAATGTGATCGGTGCGGCCAGCAATACAAACTCAAGCAGCTTAAGACTGAGATCATTAAGCAGCGTCAATTTCAGTTGTTGGTGTGCCCAGAATGCTGGGATCCAGATCAACCGCAGTTAATGCTAGGAACATTCCCAGTGGATGATCCGCAAGCCCTACGCAATCCGCGTAAAGATACAACGTATGTCACCTCTGGTGTAAACGTTAACGGTAATTTGTCTGGTGGTTCACGAGACATTCAGTGGGGCTGGCAGCCTGTTGGTGGAGCCAGTTTAAATGATGCAGGATTGACACCAAACTACTTGGTGGCAACGACATTTGTTGGTACAGTAACGATATCTTAAGGAGTTTAAACATGGCTTACACACGATCAGCCGACGGCATTGCTAAAAAAGGCAAAACTGAAGGAAAAAATTTGGGCAATAGCGGCCCAAACCAAAAGGAAATGATGGGCGGCACGGGCAAAGGTAAGGGTAAAACCAATGCCGATATGTTGTCTATGGGTCGTAACTTGGCAAAGATTGCCGCACAGAAACGAGGCTAATCATGGCTACATTTAGCAAAAAAATGATGGGCAAAGAAGTTGGTGATGCCAAAGTCTATGCCACACCACACACAATGACTGGTAAGGTTGTTAAAGCTTCTGAAAACCCCGGCAGTGGTGCTGACCACAGCGATGCTGGAACAGTCAATATGGCTGTAGGTAACGTTTATCGCCGTGCACAGCCAGCAGCTAAAACAACTGGCATCAAAATGCGTGGCGCAGGTGCAGCTACCAAAGGCGTTATGAGCAGAGGCCCAATGGCATGAATTACGCCGACCTTGTCACGCAGGTAAGCGATTACTGCGAGAACTCTTTCCCAACTGACAATATGAATACGTTCATTCGTCAGGCGGAGCAGCGCATCTATAACACCGCGCAGCCTGCTAACTTGCGAAAGAACGTGACAGGCGTATTGACCACTGGCAATAAATACCTTGAGTGTCCTTCAGACTTTCTGTCGGTATATAGCCTTGCCGTATACCCTTACAACACCACAACCGCCACGGGAACGGCTGGTCAAAAGACTATTGTGGTGGCAAGCACAACAGGGATTGCTGTAGACCAGCAGGTTACAGGCACAGGTATTGGAACAAATGCACAGGTTCGTAGTATCGCGGGCACAACCATTACACTGACTGTTGCCAACAGCGGCGCAGTGTCTGGCTCTGTGGTGTTTCAGGGTGATTATCTGTATTTGCTGAACAAGGACGTAAACTTTATCCGTGAAGCCTATCCTTTGTCTGCACAGGTAAGTGAGCCTAAGCACTACGCAATCTTTGGCCCCCGGTCAGACAATGTGAATGAGTTGTCTTTCATAGTTGGCCCAACACCAAGCGCAGCATATTACGCAGAGCTTCATTACAACTACTACCCAGAGTCTATTGTCACAGCCGGAACCACATGGCTCGGTGATAACTTTGATTCTGTGCTGTTGTACGGAACCATCTGCGAAGCAATGGTATACATGAAGGGCGACCAAAATATGCTACAGGTTGCTCAAGAGCGTTATGTACAAGCTATTGCTTTGTATAAAAACTTGGCAGATGGCAAACAGCGTGCTGATGCTTATCGTGATGGCCAGTTTAGAACGGCGGTTGCATGAGTAACATTCTGCAAACCCAGACCACTAGCTTTAAAACAGAGCTATATACAGGCGTTCATAACTTAGCTACCAATACGCTAAAGATTGCTCTGTATACGGCTAACGCTAATTTAAACGAGGCAACAACTGTTTACACGACAACCGCAGAGGTTGCTGGCGGCGGTTATGTGGCGGGTGGTGTAACGCTAACAGGCGTAACCATTAGCTCTTCTGGGTATACAGCTTTTGTAGACTTTGCTGATGTAGTGTTTAACGCCTCAGTCACTGCTCGTTGTGCGTTGATCTATAACGCCACGCAGGGTAATAAATCTATTGCGGTGTTGGACTTTGGGTCTGACAAAACGTCTACAAATTTCACCATCACAATGCCTGCGAATACAGCAACAGCAGCGTTGATTCGTTCTTCTAATTAAGGAGTCAGTATGACCACGGAAAAACTAAAAGCTATCGACCACGTTTCGAGTGGTTTTATTGCCGGTACACAGTCAGGCGAAGAAGCCAAGGCTACAGGCGTTTATCACGTTGAGTGCCATGACAAAGACGGCAATCTAAAGTGGTCTGCTGAGACAAAGAACTTGGTTGTTAATGCTGGTCTGGCTTACATGGCTGGTACTGCTTTGACTTCAGTGACCCAGATTACCACTTGGTACATTGGCCTGTATGGCGCTGGCGCTTCTAATACACCTGCGGCTGGCGATACTATGGCTTCCCATGCTGGCTGGACTGAAGTTACTGCATACAGCAACGCAACCCGTGTGGCCGCTACATTTGTAACAGCAACGACTGCTAACCCATCTGTGGTAACTAACGCAGCTTCTCCAGCAACATTCAACATCAACGGTACAACAACTGTTGGCGGTGCGTTCCTGACAAGCGGTAGTGCTAAAGGCGGTACAACTGGTACGTTGTTCTCTGCGGCTGACTTCAGTGCGCCCGGTGATCGCTCGGTTGTGTCTGGCGACATTATCTCTGTAACCTACACGTTCAGCCTCGCTGCTTGAGGTCTAAATGGCTGAAGGCGGCTGGGGTTCTGGCACATGGGGTCAGGCTGGCTGGGGTGATTCAGTCTATGACCGGAGTGTTGCTGAAACTGCGACAGGGACAGATGCCGTCGCCTCAGTTGTTAGTATTCTGGCTAGTGTTGCTGAGACAGCTACAGGGTCGGATGCAATTAGTTCGCTGGTTACGGTTCCCGCTTCGGTATCAGAGACAAGTACAGGCTCAGACGCAATAAGCGCAACAGCAGCCTTCGGGGCTGCGGTCAGTGAGAGCAGCACGGGATCAGATGAGATTAGTGCTATCCCAACGTATGGGGTATCTGTTTCCGAGACAGCGACAGGCTCTGACACAGACGCAGCTTTTGCCAACTTCTTAGGTCAGATTCTTGAGAGCGCAACAGCCACGGATGCTACTGCATCAGCTTTCACATTCTTGGCGTTTATTGTTGAGAGTGTGACGGGATCAGACGAGGTGTCTGGTAGTTTGACTATCGGTGCTTCGGTTAGCGAGACAGCAACAGGGGCGGATGCAATAGCGGCTGGGGTGACATTTAAAGGTGTGATTTCAGAGAGCGCGACTGGGTCTGATGTAGATGCGGCAGTGGCAAGCTTTCAGGCTTCTGTTGTAGAGTTGGCAACAATCTCGGATTTATTACTTGGGCGGCCACTGTGGGAAATTATTGATGACACACAGACCGCAAACTGGCAAAATATCAACAATGTTCAGTCGTCAGGTTGGACACAGGTTAGTGATACTCAGAGTGCTGGGTGGACACAGATCGACACGAATTAGGAGTTTTAAATGACTACAGGCGCAACGGCACAATTAGGTTTAGCTCTACCAGTACAGGGCGAACTCTCCGGCACATGGGGCGACACCGTAAACAACGGTATTACGCAATACACAAACATTGCCATTGCGGGAACTTTGACCCTGACCAATGACGGTGCAGTCACTTTGGCCAATACCACGGGCGATGCTTCAGCTTCTAACATTACATCCAGTCTGACAGGCGCGGGCACAGTCACAGCGCAGTTTGCTATTGTGCGAGTCACAGGTACGCTTACTACTGCCAAGGTAGTCACAGGCCCAAGTTACAGCAAGACATATACAGTGGTGAACGCTGCCACGGGCGGTATAGTAACGTTTAAAGCATCAGGCCAGACCGGTGTTTCTATCGCTGTAGGCGAGACAGCATTTGTTTATTTCAACGGTACAGACTATGTGAAGGTTGTTGGTACAGCCACGGCTGGTGCTGCTGGTGGCTCTAACACTCAAGTTCAGTTCAACAGTTCTGGTGTGTTGGCTGGTTCTTCAAACATGACGTTTAACGGAACCACGTTAACTGTCAATGACCTGACTGATTCGTCTTTGACGGCTACTCGTGTTGTATATGCTGGTGCATCAGGTAATTTGGTTGATTCTGCCAATTTAACATTTGACGGCACTACGCTGACAGCAAACGCTTTGACGGTTACAAACGCTGTAACCCTCTCTGGAGGTACTGCCAACGGAGTAGCGTATTTAAACGGCTCTAAGGTTGTTACAAGCGGTTCTGCGCTTACTTTTGATGGGACTACATTAAGCAATTCGGTAAGCGGAACGCCTTTAAGCCTAAATAGAACTGGTGCAGGGACTGCGTTAATTGAACTCAAACAAAGCGGTACTGTTGGCAGTTACATTGGAACAAGTGGTTCTAGCGATGTAATTTTCTTTAATGGTTCTGCTTCTGAATTGATGCGCTTAAATGGCACAGGTCTGGGTATTGGTACAAGTAGTCCTGCGGCAAAACTTGATGTTCTTGGTGCAAGTGCAGGGGCAACAGTTTCTCAATTTACCTCTAATGAAACTGGAACAACTACATCTTTGGCGGTGTTTCAAAGATCAGGTGGGGCTGTTGCTGCTGCGATTAAATACAACGCAACAAATTCTCCGCTAACAATTGATTTTGGCACTACCACTTCTCATGCATTAACATTTTTGACCGCAAACACAGAACGTGCCCGTATAGACTCAAGCGGTAACTTTATGGTGGGGACTACAAGTGCTACTAGATTTATTGACTTTGAGAAAAATCAAAACGCAAGCACTATTCTCCGAGTTGGGAATACAACATCTGGGACAGGCGCATATTCCGCTTTGCAACTTTCGTCAAGTACTACAAGTTATCTGTATAACTTTAGCAATGCCTACACGACAAGCGGAATTTTTGTGGCTGGCGCTACTGTATTGGATGCAGGTGGTTCTGGAGGACTTTTATTTAATGCTGCATCTGTTGGTATTCTTTTTAATACTGGTTCTACAGAACGTGTCCGTATAGACTCAAGCGGTAATGTAGGTATTGGTACAAGTAGTCCTTCCACATATTCTGTTGCTCCAAATCTTGTGGTTGCTGCAAGCGGCGGCGGTGGCATGACCATCAGAACAAGCAACGCTAGTTACGGCGGTGTGTTTTTTGCCGATGGAACAACAGGAGACGAGCAATATCGTGGTTTTGTTCAATACAACCATAACTATGCTGGCGTTGTTGATTCTTTGCTGTTTGGTACAGCAGGAGTAGGGAGGATGACCCTTGACTCATCAGGCAATCTGGGTATTGGTACAAGTAGTCCTAGCCAACGACTGGCTTTGCAAGGCAGTTCCACAACATACGCTTTAGCCGAAACAACAGGAACAGGGACAAGTTCTGGCTTCCGAATGAAGGCGGGTGCATCTTCTGACTACACATTGTATACAACACAAGGCGTAAATCAGTTTTCTATTTATGATAACGTTGCGTCAGCAGACCGTTTGACGATTTCGTCATCAGGCAATGTAGGTATTAGTACAACTACGCCTGCGGCTAAATTGCATATTGCTGTTGCAGATGCGGCAGTTGATGGAACTAAAGGGGTAAGGATAACTAACCCCGCAGGGACAATCGTAGTCCTTGAGTGTGGTGTTTCTAGTGATAGTTTTGTTGGAACAACAAGCGGAAGTGATTTCAGTATTCGCAGTAATAATATAGAAAGACTTAAATTTCCAAATGCTGGTGGTGTTCAAGCAGTAACAACAATTTCTGTTGGTAACGCTACACCTTCAGCAAGCGGTGCAGGCATCACATTCCCAGCAACTCAATCAGCATCATCAAACGCCAACACGCTAGATGACTATGAGGAGGGTACTTGGACTCCAAATCAAGGCTCAGGGCTTACAGTTGTTGGCACTTTTCAATCTGCTGGTTACTACACAAAAATAGGCAATCTTGTAACAATTACAGGTTATGTAAGAGGTACAACTAGTGTTGCCTGCGCTGCGGCAGGAATTATTTGCACAAATGCGCCTTTTGCTGGTGCTGTAGCGGGTATTTTTTGGGTCGGTTCGGTTATTAATTGGAGCGCAGATTCTGGGGCATCTTGCGCTGTTCAACAAGATACATCAAATATCTATAATGGAACGGCAGTTACAGCAAGTGACAGGCTTTCATTTTCTATAACTTATAGAGCAGCTTAATTTATTTGATCCAAACTGACACAAAATCAACTTTAAGGAAAAATCATGTCAACATTTACCGAAGTCATTTACATCTCTCAGTTTGACATCCAGCCCAACGGGTGCATTGGCGTTCGAAAGACCACCGATGTCCTGAAGGATGGTGTTGTCATCTCGTCAACCTACTGGCGCACAACACTTGTGCCAAACGACCCAACAGCATCAACGGTGCTGGATGAGGCGTACTACGCCAACATTGCTACATACGCTTGGAGCCAACCATCGCCCCAGCCATATGACCCTAACCCACCACAAATTGGAGCCTAAACCATGACTACGACTACAACTTGGACAGTTACAGCAATGGACTGCTACCCACAAGAAGACGGCAACACCGATGTTGTGTTCACCGTTCACTGGACTTGCTCTGGTACAGACGGTACATACAACGCTTCTGTGTACAGCACTTGCGGCATTCCCTTGACCGCTGGCACATTCACGCCCTACGCACAGCTTACTCAAGCTCAAGTATTGGGTTGGATTTGGGCTAACGGTGTTGACCAGACTGCCACTGAAGCCGCTGTTGCACAGCAGATCCAAAACCAAATTACCCCTCCAGTGGTGACTCCTGCACTGCCTTGGGCAACTACAGTTTAACGGGAAGCTGCCACCCGACCTTGGCAGCGCATTAAAGGAAACATCATGGGAAAAAATGAAAAGACCCCTGTGACAATCGATGGCGTTGAGTACAAGTTTGAAGACATGACGCAGCAGCAACAGATACTGTTAAACCATGTTGCAGATCTTGATCGCAAATTAGACTCAGCCCGGTTCAATGTAGATCAGTTGCAAGTTGGCAGAGATGCTTTCTTCACAATGTTAAAGACAGCGTTAGAAGCCAAGCCTGAAGAGGCTGTGTCTGACGTAGAACCTAAGTAACCTTGTCTGGGGGCTTCGGCCCCCGCTGTTTGGTTACTGGAATTTGTTTTGAGTTGTACCTATGATTCCAATAGACCCGATAACAGCGTTAGAAGGACTACAGACTGCA